GCTCTTCAACAACTTCTTTAACGTAATCTTCGTATGGTTGAATTTGGATGACATCATAAACAGTAATTTCATCTTTGTTGTGATACATCCAATTCATGCATGCGTCTTTGATTACTGTATCCAACTCTTTAAAATCATTCAAGATGTCTATGTCTAATTCATAGGCTACAACTTGCTTTGGAAAATCATCAGCACCAAATCGGTCAGTCGGTTCGAAACCACCAAGTTCTGCAAATTCTCCAGCTGAGGCCCGTGCTTCTTCATCGTCTGTCATTGCCAGCATCTTTATGTTCTTTTTTTGTTTTTCATTGTAATATAAGTCTTCAAGCGGGTCACTTAATGGCTCCTCTACAGGGATAACAAACTCACCATCCCTTCTAACTGAAGCTTCTATCAATCTTCTTAATTGTCTTTTTGTTATTTTCATACTAGTATCCTAATTTCGCCATATTAACTAAGCCTAAAAGATAATTTACATCACCTGGGTCTGCTTCGTCATATTCATTATTTTTTAACGCTAATTGTAAATCTTCAAGAATCGGTAATACGCCTCGCGAATCTTTAAAACCTCTTTTTGCACCAGATAACTCATTCAGCAATAACAGCAACGTGGTATCTGGTTTAGGCAACCAGATTGCATCTTTATACATAACTAATTCTTCTAATGCTCTGCTAATCTCATCAGAATTTGCAACTTCAGCTATTAGCTTTCTCAATTGTCTTTTTGTTATTTTCATTTTGCCTTCTTTTATCATCGACATGTCTTGCTTAGGATTATGCTTCTGAATAGTTGTAGTGAATATATCGTACATCGGTTGCATCGCTTTGTCGTAAATGTGTTGAGCAATTGCAGGACCAAAATTAATGCGCTCTTCATAGCTTCTTCTCTTGAATAGATTATAAGCTTTCTTAAGTGTTGCAACACGTTGTTTGTCACTCGATTGAGCAGCTTTAAATTTTTCGTAAATCAGTCCGCGGACTTCGTCCATGATAGAGTTAACTATGTCAATGTGAAGAGCAGGTGTGTCTACTGCGATATCAATGTTAAAATTAGCGTCCTTGGGCATTTTGTCGTACCAGTTTGGATCTCCATTTAAATATAACTGAAAACCTCCTGGTCCTTCTGGATACTTATAACCAGCTTTTAAAATATCAGCAAGGTCAATTGCAAAAGCTTCTCGACGTCTAGGGTTGAAATAGCGATCAACTGCTGCATCAATTATCTGATCAATTTCCGGATCATTAATTAAATCCAAACCTGCGTCGTACATTCTCATCTGCTTGCTTAGAGTATCCGCGCTGAAACGTCCTGAACTGGGGAAACCTAAAGTGTCGGCTATGTTGTCTGCTTGTGCCGACGTCTCCAGATCATCTGATCCCGCTAAACCAAAGAGTTTTTCTTTGTTTACATCTGATAGGTCAAAATCAAAGTCTCGTGGATCTTCAAGCGGTTCTTCTATAGGAGCAACATAGCCAGGACTTCGTTTTATAACTGAAGATTCTAATAATTTTCTTAATTGTCTTCTTGTTAATTTCATATTTCATCGCCGGGATGACGTGCTTGCAAGCCAGGATAATTATTCCAAACATGGTCGTACATATCTACACCATATATTTCGTATGGCTCTACATTTAAAATGTATTGTAATAGTGGCTCTCTTATTTCATTCGGATTTAATGGGTCATAAGGCGGATACGCACTGTAGTACAAAATTGTCATTTGCTTAGAGAGTTCCTCATCAGTTATCGGACCCATCGTATCGCCCGGGTCGTCTCGATCAATGTCTAAGCCTAAGTCTCTGGCTTGCATTATCAAGCTCATAAAATAAGGAATAGCTCGATCCAGTGCCTCTATCATTGACGCCTTAGTAGTGCCACCATAAAACTTTTGAAGAAGATTACCATTTTCATTCTTATAAATTTTAATATAGCCTACATCACCGCCACTTGAGTCTCCATGATCGACTGGCGGAAAAGTACCCCCGAGCGATCTGTCACCGCCCATATAGAATTCACGAATTAGCTTTCTCAACTGGGCACTTGTTAATTTCATATCAAACTACCATGTCCGGATCAAGCGTGTAGCCGTTGCGTTCTAATCCTATTACGATTATCTTTTTGTTCGGATCCTCGACGCCTTCTGGTGATCTGGCACCTTGATCTTTAAAATATGCTGCGACGGCAGCTGTTTTATTAGGTAGGTGAATCATCCCATTCTCCAAAGCCTCAGTATAAAACACTGTTGCTGATTTCGACAGATATATTATCGCGTGCAACAGTGCTCTTTCGATCAAATAATATTGATTTTTCCTTCCATGTACCTCTTGCATTAATGCATCTAAGTCTTTGACAATTTCAGAAATACTGTTTTCGTTTAACCCAGCTATAGAATTTCCTGCCATGACAGAGTCTTCGCCGCGCCAATTTTTTCCGTATCTAGGTGTTGCAATTTGAAGGCCATCGCCCCTGCCTACTGTTATAAATATGTCTTGATCTATTACATTCTCCAGTGCTTCATTATGGCCATTTTCACTTAACACATCCGCTACCTTGTCCTTATTCAAATTAACGGGTGTTTTCTGAAATATTTTCAATGCGTTATCATAAGCATCAAGATACGTATCAGTAGTGCCTTCTGGGTCTAGCATAGAATCGAGGAGCATATAGTAAGTCGACATGTCGTCAGGATCTTTAAACATTTCGAGTGTTTCTAGTTGATCAGGTGACAGCCTACTTAAATCTAGACGTGCTCTTGGATCTTCCATTGATTCTCTAATTAATTTTGTCAATTGCCGTCTTGTTATTTTCACAAGAAACTCCTTGCTCATTTTACGCGAGATCGTTCATGATTTCTACATACATGTGTTGAATATACTTACCTAACCCTTCCCTCGCATTATCTTCAATGCCTTGAAGATTGGCTAAATTTGTCAAGGACCACTCCATATCTTCAATCAATCCATCCATAAATCTATTGTTGGTGATCAGTGATTCCTTGTTGTCACGGTAGGCAGCAAGGTTCTGTAATGTTGCTTTGAACTTTAAAAGATCTTCACCAGCTGAACTTAAGAATTCATCGCCATCTTCATCATACTCCACATATCTATAGGGATCTGGAACGTGCACAAATTCTGTTCCTCTTCCTCTTAGTATTGCATCAAGCAGACTCTGTGGTGTATGTGATTTACCCATCGCTTCTGCCACTAGTGAACGCAGATTGCTTCTAGTAATAATGCTTTCATTAGTAAGATTTTCATCTCCGCTAACAGGCATCTCGCTAAAACCCCAGCTTTCTTCTAACTCTTGCTTAAGTGACTGCAATCTTTCAATTTCTTCAAGAGTTTTTAAATAAGTCTCGAAAGCTTCTGCTTCTACAAGTCGACCTTCCTCTTCCTCTTCATTTCTGATATCGTGTTCATATCGACCATATGTCATTGGTTCAAAGTCTTCAATCCCTATTCCACTGGACGGATCTCCAAAATCTGAACCTGCTAATGATCGAACTTCGCCAGGAGACTTGTATTCCTTGTCGTATCTGTCACGCATCGGATCTCGCTTGTGAGCCATTTCTTTTAGAACTAGATGTGTTAATTGTTTTTTTGTTATTTTCATTGTTTCACCTTAAAGTATCTGTAATATATAATTATCTAAATAGTAAATATATTCTAATAAATTACCTTTAACTAGTTTTTAATTCTACGTAGTAATTTGGGTTGTAATCACTGTATTCCCTTACATATTCTAATATTTTACGTTCTATCTCAATTGTGCTCTTATTAGAATATTCAGCCAGTTTATTCATTATGTCTTCAAGTTCTTCTTGGTCCGGCCCCATAGTGCTAAAAGGTCCTCTTCGGCCGGTTACAGTGATAGGACGACGTGCTCTTAGCGAGTAAATAGACAACAACTGCGGATTGTCAAGGGCGTCAATCTGGTTTGCCTGTATCTTATCATAAAGAGCATTATGATCTTCTCTAGATATGTTATCATCTATCTTCAAAAACAATACAATTCCTTGCTCTGCTAAGAGAGTTGTGATTAAGACATCATACATAAAAACGTCTTCTTTCTTAAGCATGCTCATACCAGGTATAGAATTCTCAAAACCAGCGGGTGACATGAAATATTCATAAGAATCAAAACTGTCATCATCTAACGTTAACGTGTCTAGTAACGAGAAAAACTGGGGAATATCACCTGACGCTCTAATTCCATACAACATCTCTTGCTGTTCGTTACTAAGGGAAGCTATTCGCGCATCGATATCTTTAGACAAACTATCACCTACTTGGTCTTCAATGGCTTCTCTAATCAATCTTCTTAATTGCTGGCTCTCTATTTTCATATTTAATTGTTTCCAAATAAATTTTCAATTTCATCAGAAAGATCTCCAAAGTCCGGACCTAGCATATTTTTAATCTGCACTAATTTTAACAGATACAGACCAATAAGCCACTCCTCTAAGACATAACCCATACCTCCGGAATGTTCCCCTGCCAAAGCAGAAGAATATGACATTCCTAATCCGCCCTCAGCTGTCTGGTATATTTCCTCACCTTGCATACCTTCATTGCTTATTAGATTGACAATCTCTCCGCTACTCATTCCTAAAGAAAGGGACGGATAATTTGGTAACTGATCTAATAATGCAGGGAAAAATGACATACACGGCTTCTCTTTTGTCCCACCGTACATAGAATTGTCAGCGATTGCATATATCAAATTCTGTATGTCACCACCTTCTCCCCGGTGTCTTGCTACAAAAGGACCAAGCACAGCATCAACTGCTGAATGGCTTGAGGCAAAGATATTGAAAATATCTAAATCTGCGGCAAAAGCAAGCTCTTGTGCTTGTATCAAACCTTCAATTCCGGATGCCATCAACCCGGCGATTTTTTGCTCAGCGGTTCTAGGTTCATCAATAGCCTCAGCAATTATCTGCCTTAATTGTTTTTTTGTTATTTTCATTTTTGCCTCATCATCGCGATTACATTTTGCACCTGGTTTTGCATCGCAGTAGCATTTTCTAAACTATCAAGTGGTAGCGGTGTAACGTTTTGGTTTAGTAAATTTAAGAAGCGTATACCTTCTGCCTCTTTTGCAATAATCAAAGACGGAGGATTAACTAAAATCGCTTCGCCATCAGGCAAGATCATGTAAAAATCGATAAACTTTTTTAATCCACTATACCCTCTGGGTGTCTTATAGGGCACACCTTTGGTCATAAAAAAGTTACCCACCCTATGTTTGTCTTTTTTAATTGTTGCACTTGTTTCTTGTCCTGTAGCGAGAGCTTGCATTGATGGTGGTAAAGATGCCACATCCTCTTCGTACTGTTCATCAGAAACAGTCTTAACCCTAAACTCGTGTGCAGCTTCTGCGATTAATTGTCTTAATTGTCTTCTTGTTATTTTCATTGTCAACCCTCTTATGTAATTATCGCTTTAAACCTAAAACTTCTAAACCATTTTGAGTTGCTATGTTAAATAAAACATTTTCATCATATATTTTACAAGATTCTAAGAGCATTCTTAATTCAAACATCATGTTACCGTCTGAATAAGGTTTGTATACATCATTTATATTGTCACTTCCAATTGCGACAATTAAATCGTGTTGAATTAATTCGTCAACAGGCGTAACTGCATTATGAAAAGGCATAAGTGTTTCACTTCTTTGATGATCAATCCAAGCAGAGGGGCATGTTATGAAGCTTAAACCCGCATCTTTTGAGATCCTGTAAACTTCTTCTCTGTAACTTTTTTGATGACAGGCTAGCGAAATTGAATGGACAGCTGTTACTTTCCCTTCAAGCCCATGTTGAATTGTTTTTCTTGCTAGCAGTTCTGTTTCCTTTTCTGTTGGTATGTTTAACTGATCAACATGAACATGAACTCTCTTATCATACTCTTTTGCCCAATTCATTATCTTATCTAAATGTTCTGATTCCTGACCTTTGTCAGCTCCTGGTAAAGATCCTATAATATCAATGTAAGGTAAAAAATTTCTTATTAAAACTTCTTGAGTTTGTCCTAATACGCCTTTTAAAGTTTGACTTGCAATTACTAACCTAATATCATCTACCTCTTTAGCCAATTCTCTTGCAGATATTATGGCTTTCGATGAAACAATGTCGTCTATGTCAATGAATGAGCAGACATGGCTAACGCCTTTACCAGATTGATCATGGAGAGCTTTTCTGATTCTTTCCTTATATTCCCTATAAGAAGTAATTCTTTTAATCTGATCAACTAACTGCCACTTTTCTTTTAAGTGTTTGTATTGATCATTCAAACAAAAAAAATGAGCTGTATTAGCTCTATCTAAGTGTGCATGTGCATTAACGAATCCGCCTGATCCAACTATTCTCTTTCTTAAGTCTTCAACTGACACAGTATAAATCTCCATTAAAATTGTTTAATTTGATATAATTATAAACAAGCAAATCAAAATTATGGAGAAGTTATGCCAAGAATAAGAAATATGGGGACAGCAACCATGAAATTCGGCGAAGGAATCGTCGTGTCAGGAAGTGCTGCGAACAAGAACAATACATCTTCTGATTTCACACTAATCGTCTCGGGCAGTTCTCTCTTAGAGGACGACTTAAGACTTAGAGACACGTTTGGCAGATTATATTTTGGCCAGACAAACAACGACATCTACCTGCGGACCACCGACGGTGACACGCTTGGCATTAATGCACCCGCGACAGCATGGTCAATTGGTGATAGCAGTGGAAACACAAAGGATTCCGATCAGATTAGAATAAACAAAGGCGGGCAAGAAATATTTAAAATTGGAAAAGACGGATTTGAGTGGAATAGGGTTGGGCTTATAGTTGGTACGACAGGAAGCTTTAATGTTAACGGTCTCTCAAAATTTAAAAAGGGTCTTGTTGCAACAGGAAGTGCCGGTGAAATGTCTTCTGCAGATTCAGAGTATGCAGCATTTCATTCAAGCGGTTCAATAATGCTTTCATCAGAATCTGACACTACGGGCATGGATATTGAAATTCAAACAAAAAGACCTAGACTTGTTCTAAAAAGTCATGCAGGCAGTTCGTACAATTCAGCAGTTGTTTTTGACAAGTTCAATGATTCTGGTGACGGTAGTATATCAGCTGTTGCTTCTGGCATGACGTTAAGTCAAATTGATGCTAACGGTTTTGACGGTTCAGCGTTAAGAAATGCTACAAGTATAAAATCAGTAGTCGATGGGACACCAGGTAGTGGTGACATGCCCGGACGTCTAGAATTTAGAACTTCACCTGACGGATCTGCATCTGTTGTTACGAGAATGACAATTAAGAATGATGGAAAAGTTGGGATTGGAACTACTGATCCGGACTATGAACTGGATGTTGCGGGTGATATTGGGCTAGCTGAATACATTTATCATAGAAATGATGATAACACTTATATAAGATTTCAAGATGATGATATCAATCTGCAAGTTGGTGGCAGATCTATGATCAAAATGAGTGAAGGTTCAATAGATCAGGTTTTAATAATGTCTGGCGGATCCGCAGCTAGTCCCGATGTTAAGACTTCTACAGACACTAACTTTTTTGTATCAGGATCTATCGATTCAATAGATTCATCTACTCAAGGCACATCTGTTTTTGGTGGTGATGTTGTCATTAGTGGGAGCACAAAAATAAAAGATGTGCTACGAATCAGTGAATACATTACACATGAAACTGACACGAACACTTACATTAGATTTAACGGTGGTGACACTATTCAAATGTATGCTGGTGGGATAGACTTTATACAATTAAGAGAGCACAGTGAGGATCTCTTGATGTTAAACCCTAGTTCTAGAGAGATGGATCTACACTTTTTTCATGATGACACAAGTAACAACGCGCGTGTATTCTTGCTAAGTGAAGGAGCTAGCTCAACCCCTACAAACGCGACAGATCTTAGTTTTTTCGTTTCGGGATCAATTGGTTCAAGGGGTGGGTCTGCAAAGGGAACAGCAGTATTTGATGGTGATGTTGTAATTTCAGGAAGTCTTTACACAAAACAACGTCATGTTAACAGCGCAAAATTTAGCAGCACAGATAATTCACAACGATACGTCCGATGGGATGCAGCAGGTAGTAATGGTTCTCCAGGTGTAAATAATAAGTTTATAGCTCCGGCTGATGGGCGTCTTTTATTTGTTACAGTACGTTGTACTTCAGCTGCTAACGGCACTAATGTCGCATTTCATAAAGCATCAGATGGAACTGCTAATTTAAACACAACTGCAATAGAAACAGTAGGCGTTGATATTGATTCAAGTAACACTTCTTTTCAAGTACAATTCACGTCAACATCTAATTTTAGTGCCGGTGATATTTTAGGAATATCTATAAATCCAACCAGCACACCTAATGATGTCAACATAACTTGCGTTTGGGAACTAGACTTTGTTAGTTAAGGTAGCCAAAATTCCCTTCCCATCTTATGATAGAGGGGATGCATGATATGACCCGGTTCATCAATGTGGGTAAACCCTAGGGCATGCCCTAATTCATGCTCGTTGATTAAATCTAAATTAAACGAACCTGATTGATAATAAATGATTGCGCCTTTCATCTCGAAATATCTAGAATATCTTTTGGTGCTAGCAATTGTATTAGCAGGTAGAGAACGAGTTCGCCTCAATATTATGAAACCTTCAAGCCAGCTGTTATCACAAACAGAATTTGGCGGATTATGCTCATAAAAACCTATTGGGTAACCGTTGTCTTCCCAATAATTTATAGCTCTTTTAATTTGATATTCATTAAAGTCAGGGCCATAACAATTAATAATCGCCGGTGGGTGCTTCCACGTATAGGGCTCAAACATTGAAGCTTCATATCGATACTTCATTGCCAGTCCTAAAAGAAAACCTATTATTAAACTAGCTAAAAGTATAAGAAGTACTCGCGAGACTTTCACGTCCCGCATCCCCACGATGCATATTCGATATCAATGGTTTGTCCTTCTGATGGTTCATATCCGTGTTCAAAAATAACAGCATTTTGATCTTCATCATACTCCCAATCTGTTGTTTGTTGTCCGTTAACATAAACCTCGATTGTATTTTCAATGGGATCGTCCTCAGTGAGTTTAAACACTCTTCTTGCTGTTACCTCCCCGGCTAAGTCTTGCAACTGTACACCCCAATCAGATGCACAAATCGAGTACCAGTTTCCGCCATAGTGATCTATTAGATCCCAATATCCTTCCCCAGCCTGGGCTGTTCTAAAGTATCCGTTATGTTGATATTGACATCCGGCTGGATAATCACCTATGACACCATACGGAATGAAATCACCAGCTGGTTTAACTGCATCAAAAAAAGTAAGATAAGATGACCACCCGGGAGATGAATGATCAGGTTCATCTGAAACAAAAATTACTATAAGTTTTGCTGATTCTCTAAAGAAGCTACCCCCAGGGCCAGCAGCATTCGGGTCACTAAGACTGTTATATGCCATCTGAATTCCTTTTTCAATTCCGGAACCGTAAGTTCCTAACAAAACTAAACTTGATAAAGCAGCTTCAGGATCTGGGTGTGTTGTATCAATTATTGTTGAAAATGTAGATCGGTCTGTAGTGATTACAGACATTCTATAATCTGCTCCTGTCGTGGAAAAAGCATTCATAAAAGAACCAATATTTGTCGATAGATTTGTCTGAAACGGCATCATCGATCCAGAGTTATCAATGACCCACAAAACATCTAAAACAGGTATTTCATCTTGCTGCCATTGATCTGTATGCCATTGTTCAACGTCACCGTCGCCATACTGCACAACTGTCTGTTCAGGATTTAAAGGGTCATCTCCTTTTATTGTTATTGAACTTTCATCTCTCCCAATATCTGATGGAATATATGAAACTAAAAAGTCTATTTCTTGTCCTGGAATTAAGACCCAAGGAGGCTCAGGAAGACTCCCGTATTCCATTGCAATATCAGCAGGTTGTGAAACCATCTGAATTACTGATTCTACAGTTAAATCCAAATTTCCTTCGTTTCTTATTGTTACTCTTTCTTCATTGTCACAGCCAATTGATATATCTCCATAATCAAAAATGTCTGGGTCGACGGTCATAACTGGCGCATCCCCATATCCTTCAAGCGTAATAACTGACACCGGTTCATCTTCGTCATCTGATATTATTTCTATATAAGCACCATTTGACTCATATGTCGCAGGGGTATACCCAACTTCAAATTCTAATAACTCGCCTGGTTCAACGACATACAATTCTTCACTAGCGTTTAAAGTAAACCTAGAATTACCAGAAACTAATTCGGGAGAAAAGATTTTAAGTTCTTTGTCTCCCGTATTAATAATTTGAAAAGTATCTTGTCCTGATTCATGGCCTGATTTTAAGTGGCCAAAATTAATATGTTCAGGATGAACCAATATTTCTTGTTGTCGTTTTTCTATGCCCGCAACTAAGTAATCATTGCAAGCTAGTAAACTTAATAAAAATAAAACCATCAAACACCCCCTTATAATAAATAAAAGGGATTCGGGGTTTTATCTAAATTTTATTGATTCGACAATCTTTTTGCAGCTTTAATGTATCCCAGTGCTTGATCAAGTGATGCTGACTGTTGTTTTATTTCTTTAACATTTCTCGCAATTCCAGCAGAACGTTCTTCGATGTTAGCTAATCTTGAAAGCGGAGCATCTATTCCTCGTGCTTCTAATTCATTAACTGACACGTCTATCATCTCCTTTAGCGTCATTAGTTGCGATTTGAGATTGACCATGGTCGACTCAACACGCCCCCTTGTGTGGCTAAGTTCTTCTGCGATTTGCATTATTTTATCTAAGTGATCCATACTTGCGCCTATATTTGTAATTGTTTTGTTGTATTATATACAATACGTTCAGAGGTGTTTATGGAAAAGAAAATCTATTTATATGCAGACAATATTGGATCTGTTGAATATGTAAGTCACATGGGTAAAGATATTACCATCGTCAATAGTGCAAGAGTTTCGTTTGGAAAGCATAAGGAGAGTATGGATGAAAAAGACAGAAAACTTATTAAATACCTCATCAAACATAGACACACGTCCACGCTGGAACACAATCTTGTTACATATCGTTTTGTGGTACCTTTGTTTGTGCGTAGTCAGCACCACCGTCATAGAACTTGGTCTTATAATGAAATTAGTCGTAGATATACTGATGAAAATTTACGATTTTATGAGCCAGTAAGTTTTAGAACACAACACAAATCAAATCGACAAGCAAGTAATTTAGATAAAATTAATCCTGTCATATACCCAGACTGGGATGATCCAGAAAGCGGTTACAAAGCAGATCAAATTATACAAATGCATCACAAAACATCTGTCACGTTATACAATGATTTGATGAAACAAGGCGTTTGTAGGGAACAAGCGCGTGGAGTTTTACCTCAAAATCTATACACAGAATATTATGGGACCGTCAATCTTAACAACTTGCTTAAATTTATTGACTTAAGAACCCATGAGGGTGCACAGTGGGAAATACAAAAAGTTGCAGAAGCTTGCTTAGAAATAGCTACTGACTTATGGCCTGAAACTGTTAATGCATATAAATTAATTAGACAATAATTAATCTTTCTATTAAAGCCTTCAATTGTCTTAACGTAATACTTACGATTCCTTCGTTAACTGATTCTGCCCTGGGTTTTGCTCTCCGAGCTCTACCAATGATCTGATTTGCCATAGCAAAAGCACCGGTTATTTTATATATCTTACCGCCCTTTTCAAAAACAACGCCTTCAAGAGACGATGCTACATTTTCTATATTGCCAAGTTTTGCTAACTGCCTATCAACGAGCTTGCCCATTTTTTCATCACCTGATTCTGCTAATGATTCTAGATATGAAATACTTTCTTCTAACTCTTCTCGTATGCTCTGAACAGCAGCATCATGATCGACAACAAAAAAGCTCTTAATACCTCTAAGCACTTCTATCGCAAAATCGTTAATAATGTTTTCAAGAGGTCTCAGAACTACACCAATTACTTTTTTAGCGTTTACCTTTGTGCAGTATTTTGATATCTTTTTAGACATTTCTTTTGTCTTTCCGTATTCTTTTTTAATATCCCTCAATTCAAGTCCGCCGGGTTCCTTAAAAACATTCCTTATTATTTCATCGCATGCATTAGCTGGGATATCTTCTGACAGCATTAAATTTTTATAATATATTTTGCATAGACTCTTAATTGTGCCGTCCATACCCACTGGTTCTGCCAGTTTTTGTATTTTACTAACCACTGCTTGGTGTGCTTTTCCATCCGCGATATTATTGAGAGGAATAACTTGGGGCCCATATACGCTCCAAGCTTCTCCGTCAATTTCAACTTGAGCACTGTCCAAAGCAGATCGCAGACGCTCGAAAGACTCAGAGGTTTCACCTCCGTCAATTGATATTAAGTTATGAAGCACAACGTACGATGCACCATAAATTATAATATTAGGGTTGCCTGGATACATTATCTCCATGTTAACGTAGCTTTTTCCGCCATCAAATATATCAATGACATCTTCCTGATTAAGGGAATTAATTGCTGCACCAATGGCTCTAAATCCTTTCATAAAAGCATCCTCAGCAGGATGTCCTTTCCACTTCGCCGCATAATCACTAGTCGTCATGCCGCCTTTTTTAATATCTGTTGGATTACGTGCAGTTCTTATTTCTCCTAAAGAATTAACAGTTAAAAATAGGTTTTGCCCGTCTACCTTTTCAACAACTTCAATGTCTGCTGACGCAACTTGATTTAATATTGACACTAACTCATTAAAAGTTAAATCTAAATCTTCATGAAGATGTGCCATGTGTCCGGCCGCTCCTCCCATTTTATTCTCCTTTTACTTTAACCAAATAGCATATATTAATTATATGCTTACCGTGATTATTACCAATTGTTGCTAGCCAAGCTTTGCAATCACTACCACCATCAGAACCCATGAAATATTCATCGATGCTATATACAAGATAAATCTCTTCATCTTCATCATGATCTAAGTCAACAATATTGTGATATTTGACTATATCCCCAACAGATGCTAGTTCCTTATTATAGTAAAACTTTGGTGGGCTACTTTGGTTTAAATGAAAGGACATTTTTGTTTTCTTCAGGATATTCCTCGGATTCGCTTTCTTCTTCTCCTTGTGGTTCCTGGGGTTCTTCAACAGTTTCGCCGTACCTTTCTTTCACTTCGTCTAACCCTACCCCCATCAAAAAACTTTCAATTCGATATAATGCCTCTTTCTCGCTTTCTTCAACAGTCAACTTGTTGTTGACCATAAACATCTCATCAAAATAAGTCCAAGAATCATTTTTCCAAAACTCAATATAAGGGTTGATAATCAATTCATCATTGTTATCTTGATCGTATATTATTCCAATTTTTGCCCTCATTGAGATAGGGTGTGTCATACCCTCAAGCATCCAAGAAAATATCCAAATTGAAGTTTGCGCACTAATTTCAGCATCAAACTGTTCTGAATATTGTTTATCGCTTTGCCTATATAGCAACTTTCTATTAAATATCGCTTGCTCCTTTTCCATGTCATTACCTTCTTTTTTTATTCTTTTTTTATTCGTAAAGTGGAATATTATTGATAATACAGATAAGTAAGTCGCCCTCTTTACCCCATTTCCATGTGTCATTATTTGCTCTGTAAAATATTTTATTGCCTTGCAACTCTATAACTTTATCACCACGAGTGTTCCAACAATTATAACCATCTGTATGTAAATTGAAACATTCTGCGTACTTTTTAATATAACTTTTTTGCATTCTTTACTCGTTCCATAATTCTCTTATAGTATTCATCTGCATCATCATCTTCAAATGCTTTACTTATCTTAACGGGATTCTTGACAATCTCCTCCTTTTCCTCTTCTTCTGGATACTGATATTCAATTTCAGACTTACCAAGACCCATTAGAGGCTTTCTAGGCTTAATAACATGTCCTGCACCATGACCTTTGTGACCACGAACACTCACAACATTTTTTGTTGTTGCCATGTCCATTTCTCTAATTAATTGTCTAAGCAGTTCTATTGTTTTTTTCATAACATACCTCTTTATTAAGTATGTGCTTTATGATTTGATATCCCACAACAATTCATAAAAAAAGCAACGTAAATTAAAATCACCATGAATATCATATTAGCTAGTAAGTTCGGATCGTCCCTTAAAACTTTCAAGCTTGTAAGAATATCTTGGGTCTGCTTCTTCCCACTTTTTAATTTTGTTTTTAAGCTCTTTAATCTTCTTATCATAAAAATCCTCAATTTTCTTTACACGAGAACCTGCCTCCTGTATTGTTCTATCAAAACATTTACTTATCATAACACTTGTGTCATAAGCACATTTTTCTTCAAATCCAGCTATTCGTTCTTTGTAACGTTCTATGTAAGTTTGATTCAGTGTAGTAAAGTCACCGTACAAAACATTACATTTTTTCATTGCATTCTTTTTATTCATTCTTGACTTTCCTCTAGATCCAGAGGCTGGCGGGTAATAGTCTTCTGGTGTCAATCCTTTAAAAAATAAAACACAGAATTCATCAAAAGAATCATTAGTCAATATGAAAACATAATCTAAACTTTCCTTCTTACAAATCGTTTCCCAGTCTGTTTGAAGACTAAAAGATCTTTTCTTGCTTTTTGTCCTGCTGCCACTTGTTATTTTGCATTCAAGCTCTGTTTCAATATCACCTATGTATATGTCAGGTTTTCCTGGCGCACCATCTTCAACAACCACATTATAAACTTTTCTCAAGGCATTGGCTGTAGCTTTTTCTTGTGCAGTTGAAACTAAAGCGTTGCGTCTCCCTAAATTATCTCTTAAGTTTAAATCATGATTATTAAAAACTGTAGCCAAGTCGTTTTCAAATTTCTGGATATCGCCAAGAATGTTTTTAACAATTTTTCTGTTTAAATAAGTCATATAGCTCCCTTTATATAATTTTATTATATTACACTTAATTTAAAATTGCATGAGTTATAAAAAAGTAAACACAGCCTGCACCAAAAATAACGTAAAGAAAAATTAGTGTATTGATTACGTAATCTAAAAACTTAAGAAATGTTACGACTTCTAGCTTATCCTCTTCAAGACCCATAGATTTAATCGTTAAAGCTTTCCAGATTCTCGCTGTGTAATTTTTAATGTTAGTATATGTTTTCATATATCATTGACTCCCTGTTAAAATCTGGATCATCCTCAGATCATCTAGAAAAGTTCCAAAACGAGCGCCATGGTTGTAGTATACCATGTATCTGCAATTTATATCATCTAATTCTTCATCTATTTTATAGATTATAATTCCGTATTTTTCTCTATACATGAACTGAACTAGTGATCCGACATATGATCCTGAATTATGATATTTATTTTGGCCAGAAGAGCCACTCAATAATTGTGCCATCGGGAACTTCCTGATAATAGTAGAAGCTTCCGTCTCTATGACTTTTTATTTCACTGGGTTCGCAAGGGAATTTACTAACTGAATCAACCTCAAAAGCAATATGAGGAGGATGTTTACCGGGCATTGTTAAAGCTAAAACCAAATTATCAATAAGAATCATGCCCCAGTCATCATGTTCTTTTAATATTTTAGCACTTAAGTTTTCGACATACCAGCTTATACTTTCTTTTATGTCTTCAACTTGTATTGCGATATGATGGAATTTCATTAGTTCCAGTCTCCAGTGGCGATATATTTTTTAGGTATTTTGAATAAATTTTGCCCTATTAAACAATCTATCGAGTCTGATTCATCGCAGCTACTAAATAATTCTTCGTCTAAAACAAAAACCTCAGATTGCGGCCAGACTCTAACCAGTTGCATCTTAACAGAACAATATGACCAAAGAGGTTTTGGAGCATCATTTTTAATTGTATACATTTTTTTTGTAAAGTTATCAATTAAATCTTGCTCAAATTGTTTGTTTTGCAGTAACATTTCAATATCTAAATCAAAATCACTTGGCAAATCAAAACTCCCAGTCACCATTATAACGCTTCCGCTAGCGTGATTCTCCATACCCTATATCTTCCTCCTACAATAATATGTATCATAAAAGTAAAAAAAGTAAAGGTGTATATCAACGACTTATTTTCTGCCAGTAGCTAAAAGTATGCGTGGAATCTGCATAACCCCTACATGTCACGGTCACATATACGTGAGGCTCTCCCCCAAAGTATCTTATCTCCTTGTTTGCTGGATACTGGGATGTCCCTTTCTGATCTCCAGGTAAATTCTTTTTCGATGTATCTTTCGTACTCATGATTTTTTTTGCCTTTATTAACTTGTGCATCAGACATTTTTTATCCTAGTGTTCTATGTCGTTATTTGGATTATTAAATATAAGGGTCGGGGATGCCGGAGTTTTCTTCTTTTCACCCGGTTCAGACACCATAAGATGATGTATCGATTGCTTCAACAATTCATTAGCTCTTTTAAGCTCAGACTTTTTTTCTTGTTCTTCACTATACTTTATAGAATAAGTGACACCTTTTGCCAATAGCGATATCGACAACAAAATAACACCAATCCACCAAGACTGTTGAAAAAAGAAAAGTGAAGTAACTAAGGCAACTTCACTAAAACCAATTTTAATATTCATATAGCACTCTCCTTACAGGAAAATACTACTGTTTTTTCTTGGCAGAGTACAATAAATTTTTAATTATATTTTCATAAGATGACTCAGACATTGAATCCAATTGCAACTGATTATCAAATAATGATCGCGTTGGTTGTGCTTGTGACAACACACCAGGTGCAACAACAGACTGCTGACTAGGGCCTCGCCCCTTCAAAGACCCTATTGTCTGGGCGAGCGAGCTGTTTAAAGCGACTAAGCTGTCATTTATTTTATCAATAATAATCTTAAAAGAACTGTAACTGTCAACAATGCTTTCACTCGTTGTAGTCACAGCGTCCATCACACCCAATACATGTTGTAATACTGAATTTGTTTGAGTGTCGAGTTGTTGATAATATGTTTCAAGAGCAGACACAATCTTATCAAGTGCTGCCCCTCTTTCAATATCTGTCTTACTATCATCGTTAACTGTTTCAACTAAGGCAAGGAATTCTGTTGAATCTAATAAATTACTTAATTGCGTTGGATAAAACCTATCAAGAAGCAGTATTAACTCTTGTAATTTGTTTCTGTTGTCCTCATCTAATCTAGCTGTATCATAAATTTTCTGTAGTTCTGATTGATTTCGAGACAATCTATCTAATTCGGCTTTTACTTTATTTAATTCTGTCAGCAAGTCCTTTTCAATTAATCCACCTCCCGGAGAAGATGCAGCAGCTGAACTGGGCGTATACGTTGCTCCGGTTCGTAATTCAGGAGAATCTGGTGATATTCCTGCCAACAATATTACAACTTCGTAAGTATCATAAGCTCCACCATATTGTTGTTTGAAAACGTTGACTGAGTTTGGTTTTGCTACAGGTACCCCTGTCTGCATTGACAGCCCAACATATATATTTGCTCTCCTTGTGATCCCCGATAAATTTGTCTTCGTGCCCACCTGGGTGAGACTTTGGGGCTCTGTAGTTCCTGGATTATTCAATCCTAACACTTCAAATCTCTTGCCTAAGAAGCATCGCATAGCTGCTGTAACATATTCGCCAATAGTACTTTTCGGATCTTTCCTGGGCAACTTTGCAATTACAAGCTTTCCGGCGCTGGGGTATCTTGCATTGAGATCCAGACTATTGAGCCGAGCTGCTATTTGACCTTTTTGTGCATTAGTAATTGTTGCGGTATTATTATATATCGTTTTTAAAGAATTAGCTGTGGCGGGTGCAGTTGGACTTTCTGTGCCCATGGTTCCTAAATATTTTATTCGAAATGCTTTATAACCGTCAACGCTAAATTCATACTTAAGATCATAAAAAGTTCCAGCGTCAGAAGTTTTTGTAAAAGAACCGTAACCCATTAATTCGTCAATATATTCTTCTAGCTTTTCCTTCTTTCGGACTGAGCTTGAGAATGCTCCGGTAAAATCACCAACTTTTTTCGGAGGCTTGGTGGTAAAAACTGTTTTAAAAAGAAAAGCTAAAGCATCTGATTTGTCATTGTCGTTTGCTATTGATAGTCCCCTAAAATTTAAATCATTAGCAATGTCTGTATTTGTAACTTTAAAGTTAGCTGGTAATTCATCTTTAAAGTCATCAAACAACAACTTAAGTGTGCTGCCGTTAAATACATTACGTGAAAAGTTAACAATTCCCAAAGAACTAGCAAACGATTCTGACTTTTTTACAGACACGTCATAAGGTGAAGGTCTTTCATAGTTATTTTGGTGTGATATTCTGATGTTATGATTTTGAGGAACTACATATTGCATCAGGATAGGTGTCGTTCTTGCTAACACTGCTTCAGGAGCGGTATTTGGAAATTCTAATTCTAACGCTTTTCTGACTAAAGATGAATAACGTTGATCAAGAATATTGGCTGTATTTGTACCTGACCCCTCAACAAACATTGGTTTAAAAGCAGCGACCCCACATTTAAGTAGTAGATCATCATAGTTTGCTAAAATAGCACCATTATTCTCAAGGTGTACAGCAATCGCCTTTGCCATTTCGACAAGGTTGTCTTGCTTAGGTTGATTTCCATCTAGAGGATCTTTGTTTTTAACCAGGGTAGCTTTTGCGCTTACCATTGTCGAACCAAACTTATAGATTCTATTGCTATTATCAAGACTATCTGTGCCGGCAGAGAAGATGTCAGCCCAAACAAAGTTATTGCCGCCTAAGGCTCCGTTGTTCCCAGTGTTCAAATTGTCGACTAAACCTTGAAACGGTCCGCGTGCGTTTAGAACGTCTATACCTAAACCCTCTAATTGTTGCCCAAAACTAGTGCCTTCTCCTTTAAGTAATTTCAACATAGAGTCAACATCATCGGGATTGCTAAAATAAAAAACCCCTGGAGATGTCGAGGTAGCCTCATCGAGATATTTATTGCCCGAACCGCCAGGAACATTCTCTCGTGATATCTGGGGTTGAAGTGTTGGTTTATTGGTTTCCGCTAGTATTTTTTCTAAAATTGATACTAAAGTTTTTTCTTTTAAAATCATGTATTCCCCTATCTCAGAATATTCATTGCAAAAACTATTGCTGCCATAGCAAACTGAACGACTGCAAAAACTGTAATTGCTTTTGTCTTGAATAGTTTAAGCTCTTCAACTTCATCTTTTAAAGTTTTTAATTGTGTTGGGGAAGCGACTTCATCGATTCTTTCTTTCCACTTGACCAATCCCGTTACCTTATCTTCTCTGACTTGCATTTTTGCTAACTCTTGTTTTACTTCTTGCAGTTCACTACGAAGAGAATCGATACCGCTTGCAAGTGTCTCTAGTTCTTTTAAAACTAATTTAGAATATTCTCCCCAACCATTTTCTCCGCTACTCATCATCCCCTCCGTATCCCGGATCTAAAACACAAAGTATATCTTCAATTCTTTCTAAGACATCTTCTTTTTTTGTTTCTGGCTTAAGCCCGAGTTTATGTAGCCACCTAAGTTGATCAACCAGCCAGTCCCTTGCCTTGAAAGCATCAGACCAGTTGGTTTCTTGTTTGCATAGTTTTTCTCTCAGAGATCGAAGCTTTGCAAAACGATCAGACCCACAATTTGTACTCATGTTTCCCCCATGATTTTAACCATTGCTGTCTAAAAGCACTTCTCTAATTATCTTCCTTATGTGAGACTCGCTTAAAGTCGCATGAGGAACATCGTCTGCTAACCCCATAGACTCAAGCCAATTAGCTATCTGGACGTTAACAGGGGTAGGATCATTCCAACTCCCAACACCCTCTGGCCAGCCGCCGTGTGATGTTGGCTTATCAAGATGAAGATCCTTGATTAATTTAGATTTTGCTTTTTTCTTTTTGGACATAATAACTCTCGATATAATTATCAAGAAAACAGTGTTTTATCTATAACTCCAAGCAAAAAGAAGTGCACAGATAAAATTTATTATGGACCCATAATAATTTTCAATGCTTAAATTAAAAGCAAATAAAAATATATTGATTAGAACACCGGCAATAATAAAATATCTCAATTGTCTTTTACCACATCTTCGATTTTAAAATCATATATCTTGCCGTCTAATTCGCTTAAAAACTTAACACGTCTAGATTTGACAAAAGTTCCTGCGCTGTTTGAGTAGAATGTTTTTACATTATAAACTTCTTGTACAATACCCCTATTACTCATTTGATAATTGTGATATACGGTATCTCCTACTTTTATATTTTTCATCTTACTAATCCTTTAAACATTTTTTAAAATCAGGCGGGAAAAAGTGTTTATTGTTTCTATAAAAACGTTCCCAATCTGAATCAACAATATAAGTGATAGCTGAATCATCAGCTGACCGAATACTCCTGCCAACAGATTGTACAATTGTTTTTGCTGTTTGTAAAGGATACCAAGTTTTACGCTTATTCATTCTTTTCTTAACAATAGCATCACCCAGATAAGGATACGGAACTTTACAGATAACTTGAAACTTACTTAAATCGCCTTTCAAATCAACGCCTTCAGACATCGACGGGCTCACAAGTATTGTATCAGACTTTGATTTCATGTGCTTTTCTAAAATCATATCTCTGTTTTCTGAATTATGTGATAATATTCGTTTGCTTCTAATTTTCTTCTTAATATAATTTGCTATCTTATACGAGTGACAATGTATAATGCCCTTTTGACCTTTATGCTGTTTAATTATTTCTCTAATTAAATTTACTAAATGGGGCAAAGTTTTATCAATCTCACTCGCATTCATCTTTCCAGCAGGGAAAAAGTATACCGGACGATTATCAACAGGAAAAGGTGAAGGTATACTCACAAACGATGCATCTTCACGTGATATCCCTAAGTTATCACAGAAAGCACCCTTATTGAGAATTGTTGCGCTCAACATCAAAACTTTCTTACCTGTTCTAAAAAGATAATCTTCTGCCCACGGAGAAACGTCAATAGGTCGAAATACAAATTTTCTCTTAGCACGCCCTTCTCCCTTTATTTCTTCCATCACCCAGTTGTCTTTGTCATAAGATCCTAAAAATTTTTGTAGCTTATCAACGTGACCCGATAGCATCTCATAAGATCTCGCAATCGTTTTCATTTTTTCTAACTGTGCACCAATTCCCAACTTTTCAATTTGAGATTCCATAAATTGCAATTTGATGGCTGCGGCTGGAAAATAATCTTCTTTAATCCACTTGACAGCTTGAAATTGTGTTGATCTAGCAGGCCACTTCATTTTTAAAATACTTGAAGCAAAGCGCTCAGATACAGATACTTCAACATAACGACTTAATTCATTTTCAATATTATGTGCTTCGTCAATGACCAACAAATTGCGCGGTGTAATTTTTCCGCTAGAGTTTGTTTCGGTTAAAAAATATGCAAAGTTTGCTACACTTAATTCAGCTTCTAAAAAAGCTTTCTTTTCTTTTTTATAAGGACAATCAAAAACACAAGTTTTAAACTGTCTAGATTTTTTATCACAAGTCTTTAGTAACATTTGCCCTTCTTTACAATCATTACCACTATGCAGGCAAACATGATTTTTAGAGGACTTAACTGATTTCATCTTTTGCTTAAGACCAAAGTCTTTAATGTACTGAGCTTGTAGTATCTTTTGAGTTGTCAAAAACCAAGACCCAGGCTCGTAATCTTCATCAAAGCGCATTTTATAATTTACATACTTTGCTAATGTCAGACCAATTGCACTTTTCCCTACACCAGTACCAGCCTCAATAATAACAAATCGCTTCTTATCTTCCAAAAAACTTTTAATCCCAAAATTGATCGCTTCTTCTTGCTGCTCTCTAATTTTTGGGTAAGGAAAGTGTTTCTTAAAGTCATGCGACATTAAGACCCCCACTGTGTTATGTTAAAGAATATATTCTATATATTACAATACATCTTTATAATTTACAAGGTGCGCTTCCTTATTTTTTAAATGAAACAAAAACTCCTCCCATGTAGCTCCGGATTTTTCAATTTCATCAATTGATATTTCTAAAAAAGTAGAATTAAACTTAGAATGCATAACATTTAATGTCTTTAAAAATTTATTTTTCTGTTCATCCCTTGAATATGTTGGGTAATACAAGATATCGTCATATACAAATTCTTCTTCATCAGGTATGTTACACATTTTTTTTAAGTTATCGTGTACGCTATCATTAACAAAATCTTTGAAAAAATCAAATATGTCTATCTGTTCAAGTTTTATAGTACCACTCATAATAATCTCCTTTATTTAGTGTGCCAATCAGCAATGTCTGATGACCATGCATTTGGTTTAACTTTAAAATCAAAACCCGCTCCCTGTATCCATCCTTTTACATGACTAAACATTGAGCGCGTTTTGCTTTTACTGCTCGTTCCAATATCTACATGAATTTCAATAACCGCATCTGGGTAATTATCTAAAATATACTGTGCAGTTTCTAATGATAAAGAAACTTCATTCATAATTTTAACTTGTAAATTCTTGTAGATTTTTGAATCTAATTTTTGTTTTTTAAAATAGTATTTTGCAACATTCAAAACTGGATCATAAAGGGCAATAACGGATGCAAAATTACAATTGGTAGAATATAACATGCTATCCGTACCAACATAAATTATACCATTTGATGCAATATAATCTTTCAAAGATAAATTAAGATCATGATCAGTTACTGGTTTTCCATCCGCGTCATGCCAATTTATCATATTAAACTCTAGCTATTTTAAAAAAGTTTCGATATATCCTTCGGTAACAAAAGATAAAACGACTCTAGAAGATCCCATTAACTTATAAGTATCTTTGCGAAATAGTTTTAAATTGAAATTTTGTCTAGCCGATTCAGGTAAGTACATATGTAAATGCGCTCCAGCATCATCATTTGCAATTTTTAAATGAAAAGCTGTATCTGTCATATCAACAATCAACCCAGACAATAAATCTTTTTTATCTTTCAAAGTTAATTTTTTATTTATTTTTTTCGATGCTGACATAATTTCTCAACAAACCATCCATTCTTTTGATCGTATTTTCTAAAAAAAATGCGACATCTTTCTGCAATATCACAGCAGTTGCTTGATTTGTGCGCCCATCTAAATTTTTATAGCACGTAATAAGATACGCGCGAATATCACATAATTCTTGTATTTCATTTTCATTCATTTTAATTTTCCTTATTTTTAATTTTTACAATAATCTCATCAATAATTTTACCAGTATGAATTGGCCCAGACGTTTCAAAAGCTTGACCATTTTTGTTTTTTACATTCTGATATATCTGGTGATCATTCTGTCCTTCTTTACATGCATCCCCTATAAACCAATGGTCGTCACTAGAAAAGTGTCTTAAACCATACGTTTTGTCCCAACCAAGTGGGTACATGTCTAAGCTGGTTTGTCCACCTTTTGCGATTTCAATATCGTCAAATAATTGTCTGTGTGGCAATAAAAGCGATTGCAAAAGGTTTCGCATGTAATCTCTAATATTTTTTTCTTTATCTAACTCAATAAACTTATTTCGCTGACTAATTGTCGCGCTTCTACCTATCGGGCACCAGTTTATTAATGAACCACGATAATCTATAAAATCAGGTGATATTGATACTGCTCCCAAATAGTCGTTCGAAGATAAAATCATGTGCTGACATTTTATAATCGCCCTGTAAAGAAATTGCAAATCTAAACGGTTGCTCATGTCAACAACATGCATAGGTAACCACTCTCTTCTGTCGCTGTGAAAAAAGAACAATTTCGTACCATTACAAGGCATCAAAGATATACGATTTAAATGCATGTCTGAAAGACTAGTAAAAAGTGGTTCCAGTTGGTAAAAAATATCTTCTGATTTTGAACCAGATATGACATTTATCTTACCATAATCTGAGAGCTTCATTAGCTTTTTGATCATGAACGGTTTAATTTGCATCCTGTGCCTAGTAAGTGTTCCATCCATGTCAAAATAAAATGATCTATTTTTTTTCATGAAGACCTTTATGATACCTGCTATTTTCAACTAATTCTGATGATGATTGAATTTTACCACCACCTAGATTCCAAACTAGTTCTATTCCGTACTTTTTACAAGTCTGGATTTCAGGTGTGTTTGTATTTATCCTATCGCCACCGTTGCCGAAGTAATCTGGAACAATTACTTTCAACGATTCACACACTGTGTTGTCATCGTCAAGAGCTTCTACAACTTCACCTACACCTTGAATTGCTTTAATAATTTCAGCTCTTTGCTCGAAAGGCATAAACACGTAACCTTTTTTTCTTTTTAGCCACGAATCTGAGTTACATATAACAATCACTCGCCCGTGTTTGGCTGCGTCTTGTATCATTCTAACATGCCCAACGTGAATTGGATCAAAGCCACCGCTAACTGCTATTGTTTTTTTGCGCACTAATCACCTCTAAATCAAATTCAAATATTGACAAGCAGCCTTTGCTAGTCATAACATAATATAACGCAGCATTGTCAAAGTTTACACTTTTGTCAGGATTTTGTTTTGATTCAAGCTTATACAAAACAAGACCATAAATTGAATGGTCTTGATTCAGAGGAATATCTCCAATAATTGCATAAGTAAATGCTGAATTATTAACTAGTACTAAATCGCCCTCACTAACCAACACCTTGGAATCCATTGCTTCCAGTGAGAACAGGAAAATGTTCTGCCGGAATGCTAGTTAATCCTGCTAGAATTGAAAAGCTAGTTGATTGTTCTGCTCCTGGAGATGCTGTCTCCGGAGCGTTTGACAAGAAAAATATACTCTTGCACCTAATATCAAAAGTAAAAGCTGTACTAGCACCATTTCTTTGATCAGGTGTATTGGATGGACTTGAAGCTGATGGAATGAGAAAATAATTACGACCTCCGTCAGCTGCATTGAGTGTCTTATCAGCGTCTGCTGATGCTAATCTTTCCCCAGGTGCAACAACTCCGTCTGCTGTAAAGCCTACACGTAACTCATTGTTACCTGTGTTTCTAACTGTTACAAATTTTGTTACGAACGGAAATTTAACTTCAACAGGTAGACTCCCGGGTGTATTCGAATCAGGACCTGGGACTTCTTCAGAAGCAGAACTAGTTACAAATGGAATTCCGCTTACTTGATAAGCAGGAACAAAATTTGGACCTGCCTTCGGATGACTTTGTGACATATGAAACCTCGCTATTTTATCTATAAGTATTCATTCAAAAGTGTAATTTATATATTATTTATTACTTCCAGATTTGCTATTGCTGAGTACGGACTCCACGTTGTCACTTGCTTTTTTTCTCCTACCACCCCGCCTAGTACTCTGACTTTTACTTGTTCTGGTTTTTGATCTTCCAGCACTAGTGCTATTACTTCTTTTTCTTGCAGCTGGTTTATTGTCGCCATTATTTTTAGTCGACCTTTTACTAGCTGACCCTTTTTCCATAGAATCACTTCCTGCCTGGCTTTCGAATACATATTTAACCTCTTCTTCTGAAGAACATTTAATACCAATTGATTGACAGTGATCAACTAACTCTGAATATTCTGATATATTTAGCAAATTAATTAAATGTTCCAATGTAATTCTTTGTCTCTTCAAGTACATATCAAGCTTCATTATCGTTACCCCTAGTGTTATTATTTAAAATATCGTCTTTTAAAACATCTATATACTTAAATATAACTATACAGATATTTTCAGAAAAAATAAAACCTAGATCAGCCTTAACTAGATCTAGGTCGTTTTTTGTACATACAGACAAATATTCTGTTAACTTTTTTACAGTCTTATTTAATTCTTCTTCGTCCCATTCTAGAGATTCTAAAAGCTCTGTTTCAAAATGTATTGAATTAAGTACGCTGTAAATCTCGTTAATCATGTTCACTTATAAGTCTTTAATGATATCAGATATTCCATTTTGAAAACGCGGGTCTTTTGCGATTCTTATAATATCTTTTTCAGTATACTCGATACCGTGAAAATTTGCAACTGTTTCTGCTAGCTTTTTTAGACCATCAACACAAACATTGCGTGCTGTTGAATGATTCATTTTAAAACCCTTAGAAGTCATAGCTTCAGCAATCTGATGATAGCTTTTTCCTCCCAGCTCAGTAGCCGTTGCATATCCATTATCACTCTTAAATCCTTTAGGCATTGACATAAATTACTCCTCTATTTCAAATATTTCTGTTTCGTCTAAATTATCGGTAATTCCAAAACGAAGTCTAATTACTTGTTCTTCGCGTTTAGTAAGCGTTTTAAAACAATCTGATATCACTGTTCTTAACACTTGATTATCCATCGCTTCTTCCATAGCAATGTGGTAATTATCCGGAATCATCTCTCCGATTGTTCTAGTTCCACCGTCTTGATATCCGACTTCCTTATCTAAAGAAACCAAATATCTCATTTTAATAGAATTTAAACTAGCTTGCGCCATTTTTTCTGATACATTTAGAGAACTGCATATTTCTTCAATTGTAGGCTCATGTCCAAATTCTTCCTCATATTGAAGAATCATTTCTTGAATATTTTTTGCAATGGATACAGCATGGGAAGGTATCCTAACAGTACTCTTATTTGTACTTATGTGACGTGTGACAGATTGTCTAATCCACCAGCACGCATAAGTTGAAAACTTATAACCTTTTCGCCAGTCATACTTTTCAACTGCTTTCATAAGACCAATATTTGACTCTTGAATTAAGTCCTCCATACTACAACCTGACTTGTAATACTTCTTTGCTATGCTAATAGCCAAACGCAAATTCGCAGTGATCATTTTTTCTCTTGCTTTTTCATCACCCTGCTCAATTCTTTTTGCGAGACTAATTTCCTCTTCATGTTTAAGTAGCTTATGTCTACCAACTTGTTTAAAATAATGTGTTAACACATCACTCATACGTACACCTCTTGTTAAATTTTATTTATTAATATTTAAATTATAACTTTTAATTAATTAATTTGCATGTGTATTAAGAATAGATTTTTCTATTCTGAATTTCACGCTGGATATAACAAAGATCAATTTCTCTATGCTTTACATTTCGCTTTTGTCTTTTCCCTTTGTTAATAACACCTCTAATATCTAAAAATATTTTTCTTAGATCATCATCGGTCATCTTAGCTAAAGTATCTTCTGTGATAGGTCTTCTTCTAGACCTTGAAAATCCTTTTCCCTTAAAATTTGATAAACGACTATTGTCAGAATTATTTTCTTGCAATGACATAACTTATCTCACTAAATATTTATTTTTAATTATCTTGTTAAGAATTTTTTCCAAAGAGTATTTCTCAATGGATATATCCATTATAACATAAAAAGGACTAGTTTTATCATTTTTTTCAATTATTTTTTTAATTATTTTTTTTCGATACAAATAATCAATAACAATATCGACATAGTCTGGATCGTCAAATAGTATAGTTACTTTTTTTCTCAATGAATACTCTAACTAATATAAAATAGGTTTTCCATTTTTAAGTATCGGACGCTTGTTGTACGAAATAACCTTAATTGTTTTTACACCGGGCAGCTGTTTAATTGCTTTAGACATTTCATCTAAATTAGCATAAAGATCTGACGATTCCGGTAAGTACTTAATACTTAAACCAATTCTTGCGCCTCCGCCTTGCAACCTATCAACTTTTTCTGTCTGCCCTACAACAGCAAACCCGGGTAATGCTCTCATTCGAGTCATTAGATCAGGTACATGTGTATCATAATCTAATGCAATATAAACTTCGGTCTTAAATAACTTGTACTTAAGGCGATAAATATTTTCTACAAATATATCTAAATCTTTTTTATTGCTCATGCATATAAATATCTTTTAGCTTAGAAACTTTCTGTTTCTTTTGAAATTTCTTCCACCATTGCGCATTCTGATGTTAGGAGCAATGTTGCAGCTGAACATGCATTTTGGATCGCGCAACGAACAACTTTAACAGGATCAACAACACCTAAGTCAAACATATCTCCAAATTCTTCTTTTCTAGCATCATACCCATAAGACACATGATTTTTTTCCGCAATTTTTTCTATAACCATATCAGGAGATCTACCTGTATTTTTAACTATTTGTTTTATCGGGGATAAACATGCTTGCTTTACGATTGAATATCCTGGATCATCTGTGATGTCACTAGAGCTTATATTATGTGATGCTCTAACTAAAGCGACGCCACCACCTGGAACAATTCCTTCCTGCAAAGCAGCACGTGTTGCATGCAAAGCGTCATCTACCCTGTCTCGTCTTTCAATCATCTCAGCTTCTGTGCTAGCTCCAACTCGTAATAATGCAACTCCACCGTTTAGCTGATGTGCTCTATATTTTAATGTTTCATACTCGTTTGTTTCCAAATCAGGTGATTCCATTCTTTGCTTAATACTTTCTAATCTTTCTTTGACGCGTTCATCAACAGACTTGTTAGCAACAAATAACGTTGAAGATCTCTTAACAATTACTTTCTTGCAAGTCCCAAGATCATCAACAGTAAAATCATCAATAGAGTTTGAATTGTCAAATACTTTTGCTCCAGTTAGACATGCTAGGTCATGAAGCATGTCGTACCTAGCACTTCCAAAACCAGGAGACTTAATTGCACAAACTTTTAAATTACCTTTGACTCTGTTAACTACCAACCCTTGAAGCGCTTCATTGTCAATATCATTTGCAACAACGAGTATAGGCTTCCCAGTTTCCAGCACTGATTCTAGAGGCTTAATGATATCCTTCATTGTATCTAACTTTTTATTGCATAAAAATACAAAACAATTTTCTAGGAGCGCATGCATCTTATCTTGGTCAGTGATAAAGTATGGGGACAAATATCCTCTATTTAATTGTACACCTTCCACGATTGTAAGCTCGCTTTTGTAACCTTTGGCTTCTTCGACCAAGACACTCCCGTCAACACCAACCCTAGATATTGCGTTAGTTATTAGTTCAGCAATTTCTTCCTCTCCATTAGAAGATATTAGCGCAATCTGTTTAAGCGACTGCTTATTTTCTATAGGCTTGGCTGATTCTTTTAACTGATCAACAATATCACTAACAGCACTTTCCATACTTTTTCTCAGTAATACTGAATCTTGTCCTGATGATATCATTCTCAAACCTTGCTCATATAAAGCTTGAGTCAACACTGTCGCAGTTGTCGTTCCATCTCCTGCTTCCTCAGCAGATCTAGAAGCTGCTTCTTTAACAACTTGAACGCCTAAGTTTTGAAACTGATTTGAAAGATTAATTGCTTTTGCAACTGTAACACCATCTTTTGTAACAATTGGATGTTGACCAGGTCTTTCAATTAGAACTGTCTTGCCACGTGGTCCCATTGTTGTTCTAACTGCACTGGCTAATATATCAACACCTTGTCGAATACTTTCCCTTACCTCATGGTCAAATTTAACTACTTTTCTTGTCATCCCTTTAAAACCCTTCTATTTGTAGAACTTTCAATTAATCTTTGGGGTACGTGAATGACTCTTCTAGTTTTTGTCAATATATTTTCTGCAACATACTTATCGCCAACACTAATGGCAACCTCTGTGTCGGTAATTATTTTTTCTTCCCTTAACAACTCTTGGGTTTGATTACTCAAAGTTTCATTCATACTAAAGCCTCTCAAATGTCTTAATATAATTGTTCCATGTTTTTTCTTTTAACATTGAATCAAATCCTAACTCGAGAAAATAATCTTGTAAACTTTGAGAATCTAATTTAGATGTTATAATTTCCATTTCATTTTCAGCATTACTAAGATCAACCAATCTAATCAAATTTATATTTCTATCAAATATTTCTCGCTTTACAGGGTCTTTTAAGAATTCCATAAGCAAGTCAGGATTACGCATAAGTTTGTCTGCAGTTTTATCTCCCACTTTGGGAATTCCTTTAATGTTGTCAGTCGGATCGCCTCTCAAGGCTTTCCATGTAACATAATCATACGCTGGCTTTTCAATCTCTTTTTTCTTAACGGGATTGTAAAGTGTCACATTGCAAACGTTGTGAAGTTGAATAAAATCAGAATCACTGCTGATTACAAAACAATCGTCGCCGTTTTTTGCGTGTTTATAAACATATGTTGCAATAACATCATCGCATTCAAAATCAGGATGTCGAACTGTTATAAAAGGCATGTATGTTTTAACTGCTTCAATTATTGAAGCCTTCTGTTCATGAAAATGTTTCCCGGGATTTTTTCTATTAGATTTATATTGGCCTTCGCTTAATGTGCTTCTGTGTTTTGGTTTACCTTCAAGAACAAAATAAACCAAATCAACCTTATACTTGTCAACAAGTGGTCGCACGCCTCTAAAAAAATTATAAATTACGTAATTATCTCCCTTGGTAAAACCTGACCTAGCTCTGTAAATTAAGTTATAAGCATCAAGAAACAGTACTCTCTTTTTCATTAATCACCTCTTCAGCATTATTGCTTTTATTAGCACCATTTATTATAACACTTTTTATATCTTTTTGCACGTGATTATCATTTTCATTAATTTTTTTACTATCACTACTCTTTGAAAGAACTCTAGCTTTATCTTTTATCTTGTTGATTGTTTTCTTTTTTTCTACAAACAAGTCCATGACTTCATCAGCTCGAGCTTCTGATGATATGTCAACATATGAATCTCCAAAGATTTGATCTTTCATTGTTATGGCATTGTTAATTAACTGTTCTACGCTATTCCTAGTGTTATCAAGCATAAAATTTCTAAGTAAAGATATATCATTAAAAACTCTCGCGGATACCTCGTTAAGTGTTACTGTCGTACCAGCTTTGTCAGGCATTTTTAAAACAAACTGCGTCGATACATCGTTAACAGTTTTTCTTGTTATCTCTTCCACTATTAAAGCAGGCATAATTTTCAAAGTTTTAGGACTAAGCAAATAAACTACTTGACCCACTTTATAATCTATCATATTGTCACCATAAAAAAAGCTACCCTAAGGTAGCTTCATTATAACAAGGAAACATGAAAAGTTTAATGATTCATTCTGTTTATTTCTTTTTGTAATTGCTCAGTTTCAACTAAAACTTCTTTTCCTGACGACTGTTTGTAAATTGTTAAATTAAGGTTATTCAATTCTCTCATTAATCTAACTTCACTTCTATGTCCGCCGTAAGTTTGAAACAGCCTTATCAACCTTTCAATTGTTTTCTGATGTAATTTCATTCGTATCCAAATCCAAGACCAGGAATTAATCTTCCTTGATTAGTGTAACCTTTTCTAGAGTACTTAGGCTTTTTATTGCCGTACAACCAAGAACTATCGCTTTCATACTCATCAATTTGATCGATTTCACTTAAAATGTTTTGAACCTCTTGAGCAACAATTCTTTTTAAATGATTTTCTTGCAATGCTCTTTTACGTCTATCATTATTTTGTTTTCTTGCATTGTCGATTTTCATCAGCTTTTTAGCTCTTCTGATTTCACTCATAAGGACTGCTATGTCGACTTCAACCATTTCATTCATAGGATCCATTCCATGGCCCTCGTCATAGTGTCCCATGCCTTCACCATAGTTACCCTCGTTCTGCTCCTTCGCCTTTTCATCTTCATCATCTTCTCTAGCTTTTTTCATAGCGGCTTTAGCATCATCATGGGCTTTTTTACCGGCGCCGGGTTCTTTCTTGTCGCCGCCTTCTGATTTCTCATTGAGTTGATTACCGTAATAGAAGTCTGTAACATCACTAAGACCTGGATCTTCAAGATGACTTCTGTTACTTGCCTCATTTAAGGTTCGTGTGGTGTTTTGAACACCTGCTAATTTACAAATTCTATCAAAGTTAATATGCATTTCATATTCCTCCTGCGAATAAATATGTAAGATAATCTGTTTTTTCTAATTTATTATTCTAAATTATTTCTTACATTCTGACCGATCTTGAGACCTTTTTCTGCAGCAACCTGCAACGGTTCCAGACCCAATGCATTTCTGACTTTGTCGTATGTTTGCACATCAAGCTTATTTTTGAGAACAAGCATGTCAGCATACTGGTGTAAATCCCATTCAAAAACGGGTACCTCTTCACCATTCAACCCGGGTTCTGTTGAGTCTGTCTGCCTACTTTCAAATATAAAAAGCATTCTAGGCATTTCTTCATTTTGCGGAACCATTATAAAAGGTATATGCGATGACGTCCCTTCCTCAGATTCCTCGTACATTATTTCTGGTATCCAGTTTGATTTTTTATTTTTCATTTCATAACCTCTTTGATATCATTATAAAGAAATAAAAAATTAATGTTAAATTTTATTTAAATCGAATTTCTTGTAAATTGTTTGCAACTATATCGATTCCTTTTACAATTTTTTCAATATCAGGCGATGCTAATATCGGAGCAGAATATTCTGGTGGTAACACTTTTTTAGCTGGGCCATCCCAATAATGTGATGGATAAATAAATGGATCATGAGTTCTGCTTAAGAAATATTGAAGCTGCTTTCTTGCATACTTTAATTGTATTACAAAATATTTTAATAAATTTCTAGCAATTCTTTTCGCTAATTTTTTTAACGATTCTTCAGGAGCCTTTACGCTAGTATTCCTTTCGAAAGGATTTAAAGAGGAAGTTTTATAATCCATATTTAAAGCTAAAGATCTTTGAATTAATTCGCTATTAATATTGTAGCCATGTGGATTAATTATCAAAGATATGTCAGTAAAAAGCTGATTGACAGCATAATTTGAATATGTAGCTGTTTCAGGAATGTCAGATATTCCTTTGAAAAGTTGATTAAAACCACGAATTATTTGATTTAAAGTTGTATTAACTTTTGAAGCCATGTAATTAACTGTACTAGCTGATGGTGCTTCACCAAATTTCACTGCTTCTGTTATGTAGTAAGGAACCCCTGGCTTTTCTAAGTCTGGCGGAACAGGAGATCCCGGGAGGTTAGGTGGCTGGAATGTTGAAAACAAACCTTTTGATAAATTTAAAACATCATAAAAATAATAGACCATAAAATTTGATTTAATTTCATTAGTGTAAGTGATAAGTTCAGGTACAATTTTTCCAGATGTTCCTAAAACTTTATTAGCGATATCGTTTTTAAGCTCTGCGCCCTTACTGTTAATTTCAATTTTAATGACTTCATCAATTTCAGATGTTGTTTCAACATCCTTTGATCGATCTAGTAATTTACTAATTTGTCTTCTAACAAACCCAGACTCATCAATTCTTTGAACTTTTACAATTCCACGCTTAGAAACAATGTCTAAAATTTCAGATTCTGACATCATGATCTGTGAACTATTTTTTTGAGCTAATCGATCTGATTTCTTCTTTAAGAATTTTAAAGTCTGAATAGCACTTTGGAGTCTTGCTGCTTCTTTTCTATAGAATTTTTTATTTTCAGATTTTTTAATCGTATCTTTGACTAGTTTCAAGTCGTTTATTAATTCGTCAATTTTTGTGCTATAATCTGGCGTGCCCAATGTTAAAAGCTTTTCTTGAGCAGCAGCTTCTTTTATCATGTTATCAATATTTTTTGATATACTCATTGCTGTTTATCTCGCCATTAAAACTCTTATCTTTCTTCTTAGATCTTCTTTTCTTTGATTTTCATTGACTGCTATCGGAGGAGATGTGTCTTCTTCTTCACCTTCCCCTTCTGGCTCTGCTTCAGCTTTAGGTTCCTCAACATCTGCAGCAGCTTTTTCATCAGCCTTCTCATCTCCCGTAACAAAATCAATTGAAACAGGTGGGTCACCAGGATCTTGTGCATCATTACCGCTAACAGATCTATTTAATATTTTTGATAATTCATCTAAGAAAGTATACAAGACTTGTCGTTCATTCTCATCTAATCTTTCATAATAAACATTTAAACTACCCTCAACTTCGTCATCTTTTAAAGAATGACCAGCCCTTAAATTATTGATAGCTTTTTTAATTGCACCAAAAGAAACTTTTTCAACCGGCTCTGATTCAGCTTTAGTATCATCAGGTGCATCAGCTGCAGCGCCTTCATCATCTTCAGGCGGTAGTAGATCACCTTCAGCTTCTGCTGCTGCATCACCTTCATCTTCAAGAGGTTCGAAAGGTTGATCTTCATCAACCTCTTCAAGTGTGTATACATCCATATCTTTGCGTCTTAGTTCTTGATATTGTCTTGCATAAGGATCTCTTGATTTCTTGTAAGCTTCTTCTGCTACTAGCTTTAAGAACATATTTAATTGTTTCTCATTTTTAATATTAAAGTTCGACATGTTTCAGTGCTCTCCAAAATAATTCTTCATCTATAACTATCGTACATAAATCATTTTTTTTATCATTGTCATGATATAATCTAACTAATTTAAATTTCAAAGGAGTGTTAAATTCAATTATTTTTTCCCTATAAGTGATATCGTTTAAAACAACTGTTTCTCTTAAATCATCTATAAAATTATTAAATGTTAAATAAGCCTTTTTATTTTCTACAAGCAATTCCCTAAGTATGTTTACATTGTTATTTTCATTCTTTACATAATTAGTATCGAATAATTTTTCTTTTGTCAAAATATTTTTAAGTGAGTCACTAATTAAAAAATTTTCTGACATTTTTAATTCTCAATAAAATAATTGACATCTGAATAAAGTTCATCACTTATTTTTTTAATTTTTTTATCTTGTATTGTAATTCCATCAAAACCATGTGTATAAGTTTCTACTATAACCTCTAAATTATCAACAACAATTTTGCAATGGTGATTAATTTCAAATTGATATTTGTATAATTCGTTAACAAAATACATGACATGTTTCTTATCTTTAAAAGTATAAGTACGAACTAATCTTTCGGGATTAGTCGCAATAACCCACTCAGAATTATCCTCAATACTTATTGGAATATCACCTTGCGGATTCGAATCAAAATGCTTCATCCCTAAAAGAGCATTGCTAATTTTTGCTAAATCAACTGTATCGTTAACATCATTGCTTTCCCTTAAATATCTTATTAAACTCACAGCATGTCCTCTACTAACTTACTAATTAATCTTATTTCATTTAATTCTTGCTTTAAGCGCTCAGCTTCGTCTGATGCAATTTTTTGCTGATGTTCCATGTGTTGTACGTCAGCATATTCCTTGATTCCCCTTACTAATACATAAGGATATATATCGAAAGCAGCGTCTATTGCTTTTTTTCTTTTTTGTTCTGCTGTTGATTTTTCATCATCTTTCATGCGTTGTAAACTAACTAAATCAGCTTGCTGAACTTTATTCAGCAAAGACTTAATATCTGCTTCCTTTTCAGGTATGTATTCTGAAATAATCTTATCATACAACCCAATACTTTCAGCATAGATTTTATAAAATTCATTTTCATCAACACCTAAAACTAAAAATTTCTGTGTACCTTTTTTGTTGGGCGAAGAAAAGTCAGGAACATTCTTTTTGCCCATAAAATGTTCTGCTAAACTAAAAGCTTCCTTGTAATCAATATCTTCATACGCAGCATCTAATTTTTCAGCAATTGATACACGCCACTTTTTATCTGTTTTTTGTATCACATCATCAAGAATATCGCCTAAAATACTCCTAGCTATAATACCTCCTAATCCGTGAATACCGGATCTATATCCTTCAACAATACCAGTTAACTCTTCTTCATTGAATGAATCACGAACCCAGTCTGTTAAAGCAAAAACAGGTATATCTTTATTATGCTCAATAGCACCCGACACAAGAGCAATGTCTCGAAGCGGTAATTCCTGATATGCTTCGTCAATCATTTCGAAATCTTTATTTGCAATATTTATTGCATTTCTAAATTCTTCTGACTGTGTTGCTATAACTTCTGGATTGTTAATATCAATATTATCTTTTGTTTCTTCATTTTTAATTTTCAAAAATTGTTTTGATAAATCATCTATTTGTTCTTGTCTGTTATATATTTTTAAAAAGACAGGTAAATTTTGAATAACTTTTTCTATAACTTGAGAAGCAATCTCTGCAAACTTTTTTGCGCCAGGATGATTATCAGTCTCATTTTTCGATAGTTGTAATAATCGTAATTTTCTTTCAGGGAATTTTAAAACCCACTGCCTCAAACCTGATTCTCCTCTAAATCCGTACAAAGGCGCAATGTGCGTATACCTTTGAGGATTTGCTTGCTTTTCTAAAGTTTTAATTAATTTCTCTGTTTCGCCAGACTCAGCATCATCAAGTTTTTGTTGTTGCTTTTCTAATTCAATCCTTTCCTTTTCTTTTTGTGCTGACTCATGAGAATCTACTGCATAAGCAACTGTTGAATCAACAAAAACTGTAATAGCCTCAAGCAATTCAGTTTTTGTCATTGTTACTGTTAACTCTGGAATATCTGGATTTTGTATTTTAAAGTTCCCATCTTTGGTATAATACTTTGACTTTTCCATCAAAGCATATATCGCAGGCGGATAAGTTTTTCTAATTTCATCAGCAAACTGGTGGGCATGAAAATTGAAATTTCTCATTGTGTAATATTCTGTAGCTCTATGAATTGAAAAGTACTTGTGGATAATTCGATCTATATTTACACCTTCTTCTTCAATATCGTACTTGTATGCCATTGTTATTAATTTAGCCATTTCTTTGTTAGCATCATTTGTGTTGTACTTAAAATGCGTTGCATAAATATCTAAATTTCTTTGATACGTCGGATTAAACTCATACAACCCTTTTAAGATTTTAAAAATTTGTGCCTCTATTTGATCGTTTGTTAAATTAAAAATGGCTCTAGACCTAATAGCATTGTTATAAACTAAACCGTATTTTGAACTAATATCCTTCATAATTCCTGCGCTATATTCAACACTACCTACTGACCCAGGCTTTTTCCTTGTAATTGTCATTGCCTTTCCGAACCCTGTTTCTCTAGGTGCTATTTGTGAACCTCCGTATGTCAAACTATGATTGGCAGAAATTAATTGATAGTTAACTTCATAAACTGCTTGCATTGCAACAAAAACAACATCCATATGAGGCGTTTCAGGATTATCAAACGACCATGTTTTTGCTGCATCAACAATTGATTGTAATTCTTCCGGGACTTCTTCTTCATTAACTATGATTGCAGCGGCTCGCTCTGCTGCTCTTAGTCTTGGTTCAATAATTTTTGATGCATCAACATTAGCGGGTACTACAACTATGTCTTTAAATTGCTTCATCATGTCTTCGATATCTTTAATATCTTGAACATTTTGATCACCTTGCTGTTTAATTTGTTGAGATATTAATTGTGCATACTCACCTGTCGTTATCTCACCGCCACCAAAATCGTCAGCGATATCTTCATCATCGATCTCTTTATCATCATCGTCCGCGCCCTGCTGTTTAAGCCACTGTGCTGCTGCATCATCTTTATCACCGAATGGATCATCATCATCATGATAAGATTCAATTAATCTTCTAAATGATTCTAAGAGCTCGTCACTCATTTTTTTATCTTGATGACTATCTAAAGAGTTGTCCAACATTCTATGAAGTTGTCTATAAAATTTTTCTATCTGATCTTCAGGGACTTCTGCCGCTATTAATTGTGCAGCTCGACCTAATTCTCCTTTTGTCCCTGGGACATATTCTGCGTCATCGACAGGGGGAGCTTCTACTGCCAGCTGTGATGACATCATCTCAACAGGTTTAGTAGGTAAATCTTCTGATTCCATTCCACTATCAAACATTGTACTTGTCATATCACCGTAGCTAGGTGTTCTATTTTCAACTATTTTTTTAATAAAATTTTCAAGTACTGTCTTCTTTATTGTTATGCTCATGTGCAACCTCGCTTACACAATAATTATGTTTGTATTTTATAAAATACTAATAAACTGCGTAAAGAATGCTAATAGTAGTTGCTGTACCTAGCAGAAAGCCTCCTGCAGCATATGATATAGGTTTCAATGGTTTACTAAGATTTTCAATTTCCTTAATCCTCTCATCCCTCAGAGAAACTTTTTCATTTAAAATTTTTATTTGTGAATTTAATTCTATGGTAGTTTTTTGCAAATTTAATTCATTAAGTTCTTTCAGCTTTTGCTTTTCATATTCTATTTGCAAATCGCACTGCTGGACTTTAAATTTATCCTCTATCGATAATTTTACAATTGCTTCATCATTTAAAAGCCTGCCATCAAAAGGCGCGACATCACCCTCTTTAAGTTGCGTAAACTGTGGATCTGCATGTGCCAATGACAATAATAAAAAACCCAACATAACCTCTCCTTTTTTGAGATTATACTGGGTAAATTTACAAATTAAAATGAATTAATAGTCTTAATTATTGTCTTACGACTTTTTCACTTTCTTAATGCCCATATCAATTAGTAGTTTATCTAATTCTTCTGGGTCGTTTCGCACAGCATCAATTTGTCTTCTATACTCTAGATCTTTTTCTTTTTGCAAATGACTGTTAGCATCTTCATATTTTTTATCTAATTCTCGCATAGCTGTTTGATATTGTATTTCTGCTTTAATTAGTTTTCTTCTCTTTGCTTTCTTTTCTTTTTCAATCATTTCAACTTCGCGCTTGTATTGATCACGTGCTAACTCTGCATTTATTTTTAAACTTCTTTGTTTTTTTGAACCTGCCATATAAGCTAAAAAAGCACCTAGTGTAAGAACTAACCAACGCCAGTGTTGTATACACCAAGCAGTTATTTTTTTTAGTTGTGCTTTTACTTTTAAAAACATTTAATAACCATCATCTTGCGAAATTATTTCATCATAAAGGTCGTATAATCTGTCGGGAATATCAATTTCACTATAATATTTTCTAATGATATCTTCAGCAGCTTTTTGATCAACAATAACTAAATCTGCATACATTGTCATAGGTCCGGGAACATTCTCATACATTGCAACTACAATTCCGTCTTTATTAACAAAAGCGTCATCAGATTCAATATAGTTTAAATAACCAGAGTCACTATCCGCTATATCTTCTAACACGTAAACTGTGTTATGTGCCAAAAGAGTATCAAGAATAGCTTCATCAGAAACATTAGCAGAAGGCGGATCTCGGTCTGATTCGTGTGGAGTCATAGCATCATAACTGGCTTGTGCTCTACTAAAAGCGGCATTTCGCCTACTATGATACATTTCTTTAATTAGTTTTCTTAACTGTGTTCTTGTGATTTTCATAAGATCGCTAGGTGTTCGTCTTATGCGTGGACGAGGTCTATTGGCTCTTTGTTTGACATCACGATCTACCCGATCTCGCCAAGCATCATCAGGGCTAACGTATTCATAATCCGGAGGAGCTAATTCAGGATCGCCCAGCAAACCTTCGTACCCGCCTGGAGCACTTATTTCCTCCTCGCCAAACTCATAAGGAAGATCATGATTAGTGTATATGTCTTTAGGCATCTCTTTCAAGATTATCTTTCTAAGCAACTTCCTATTAAGCTTCATTACCCTCTCCAGATCTTTGCAAAATCAATAGCCGATTGACCTCCAATGTAGCACATTGCAATCATTCCCCAAGTTTCTGGATCTAATCCTGCCCAGACAAACAAACTTGTAGCAACTAAAAATACTAAAAGTTTTCTAGATACAACTTTTTCTTGTACCGCGTCTAAAACACCCTTTGACTTAGAATTAATATACCATTTATTCAGCGCTTCTTCACTCATCTCTTTATTTGCTAATTCTTTAGCTTTGTCTAGTATTTCCCCTTTATTCATTTGTCTCCTCCTTTAAACGGATCATTATCCTCTAACATCGCATAAATATCTTCAACGTCTGTTTTTGTATATTTTTTTACTGCCTTTACTTGTTTATCCTTAACAAGTTGATCCATTATTCTTATAACATCATTTGATTGCTGACCTACTCGTCTAGCAAACTCTTGTAAAACTTCTTGCATAGATAGATCTCTCTTGAAACACTGAATTCTAAATTCGGAATGGACTTCGTGTGTCATGTTAATATGTAAAGATTTTTTACCTCTTATCATTAACCGCCTCCAGTTCCGGTACCACCTGCGTACGCGCCTAATCCTTGAGGTGCTGCTCTTCCTTCTTCTTCTGCAAAATCATCCTCTATTTCTATATCGTACTGGGACTCTAGAATTGCATCGAAACGTTCAGTATGTTCTTCGTTATAGTTTTCTTTCAAAAAAGCTTTAGCTCGATTGTATATTGCAGCTTCAACTTTCAAAAGCTTGTCAAAATTCATTATCAGTCTAGCGACCTTAGATCCAAATTGGTCTATATCAATTTTAGATTTATTAGGTTCTGCTTCGTCTTCTTCTGTTTGTTCTTCTGATCCCGTTGTAGCACCTTCTGCATCAGCAGCAGGATCTAAAGTTTCTTGCTCTTGTAGTAATATTTCAATTTTTTTTGTAAGAAAAGATTCTGATAGATTGTCTAGCTCGCTCTCTTTTAACGCAGACTCCGATTCAAACTTTATAAGTAGAGAGTCAATTTGATCGTCGACGGAACCTCGTGCTAATCTAGATTTTTTACCGACTTTTACGTCTTCATCTTCTTTTTCCGGGATTTCTCCGAGATCTGCTTCAAATATCAATTTATATAAATTCATTATTAACCTCTAATAACAGCCAAAATTCTATCTGCTCTTTCAATTCTTTTTTCTATTACATTCCAATTTAGTTCTTTCATCATAGCTGTCGTGTACAACTTTACATCTTTAAGGTAATCCCTATAATAAGCATGTTGCCAAACATCCATTACGATCACCGGATAAAATCCAGCAGGAACTTGCTGAGAATGCAAGTCTATAACACAGTTCATGTATTTTTGTGTGTATGTATTTAAATATGTAACTGCCCAACCACATCTAGCAGCAGAACAGCATGCGATAAAATCTCTTTGCCAGTCATCAAAAGAACCAAAGTCCCTCTGCAACCTCATAAAAGAAAGAGAATCCATCGTTATTTCAGAATTAACATCGCTTATGTTTGCAAAATATAATTCATGGAGGTAAGCAGCATTCATATTGTAAGTCTCATCAATTTTTAATTGACGATAATCAGAATGATTTGAATTAGATTTTGATCGATCAACAGTGTCTAACTTTGCACTAATCTCATTAAAATCTTTAAGATACTGCTGATACAGTTTTTTGTGATTTTCTTTATTCTTGTTACTAAGAAATTCTGTGTTTAACTTAAATTGTTTTTCTTGAGCAATTAGCGCTTCATCTATTCTATCTTCTTTCAATCCTAAGTTGTCTTTAATTAAAGATTTCACTTCATTATTTAACAAGTAATCCATTATTATGCCCTTTTAAAGTATTTTTTTAACTCATCATAATCTATAACAAAAGAAAAATCACCTCGACGTAGGTTAAAAAAATATTGATTGTCTTTAAAGAAAGCTTTTTCTATTGTATACTTGATTCGAGTATCCTTGTCCATAACAATAAAATGCTTTCTTAAAGCTGATTTTTCTGGAAGCTCTTTTAATGCGTCATTTGATCCGTCAGATTCCAAAAGCTTTTTTAAGATATTTTTATATTCTTTCATTATATGACTACCTAGCTTAATATAAGTATTACGAATCAATCGTTCTTACTATAATTCCAGAGCTTTCTAGTATATCTATTCCCTTACTGTTAGGATATCTTTCTAAATATATGACTTCTTTAATTCCTGCATTAATAATTGCTTTGGCGCAAACATCACAAGGAGATAATGTCAAGTACATTTTTTTGTCTTTTGACGTATTGTAGTCACACTTAATTAATGCATTGATTTCAGCGTGTATAAAACCACTCATACCTACCTGATTTGAATCCCTTGTATTTGGACCGCCTTTTTGATCTCCATTATATCCAACAGCAAAAACCTGAGTGTTGTCTTCTGACACAATAACACAGCCGACTTTGTGTTTTGGGTCGACTGATCTACAAGCTATCATTCTAGCAAATTGGGACCAAATATGGTCCCAACTAGGTCTTCCACTTCTGATTGCGTACATTGTTATTCATCCTCTTCTTGAATGTCAGAAAATATTTCATCAACATGTTTATCCTTGCTAATTCTAAAACCCGCTGCTTTTCTATGACCCCCGCCTCCAAATTCTTTGGCAATCTCAGAAACATCAATTGTATCATGAAACGATCTTAAACTGACTAGGGTAGTTTTTGCATCGTGGTCGTAATACCAAATTGTTGCAAAATCACAATCAGGAGAAAGTTTAGCGCCTATTTCTGACATCCAATGTGAAGCATTAACAACATATGTTTTCATACCTTTGTACTCTTTTAAAGTTGCTTTTTCACATATCTTTTTAATAACTGTCTTTGAATACGCTAATATATAGCTACCTCTTTTAACAGCGTCATCAAAGACAGAATCATCTTCAAATTTTTCAAACTCTTCAAATTCAAACGGAACCATGTCAAAAGCTGCACTAAATTCTTTTGAATAAGGTAATTCCCATTTCCACAGATCTCTGTCCATAATGTACTGAATAAACTTAGGTGGTTCCTTTCCTGGATGAAACCACTCCCAAGATAACATCGCACCACTTTTGGTCATGTCAAAATGTGTATTACTAATATCGTGTAATTCAACCATAGCAGATTTATGATGATCAATAACTAATAAATTATTAGAGTCTTCTATCATCTTTTTTGTTGTTGCGTTATTAAAAGAAAAATCTAATATTACAACATTCTTATTTTTAACATCTGGGGGTTGGGTACCGTGCTTGCACGCGTGATACTCTGCTCTATTACCAAGTAGCTTCCACGCAGAATATGCAGCACCAAAACCGTCTGTACAATGTGCATGATATATTACACAATCTACGCTGTTCGGATCTAACATATTATACTCCTAAACTAAATGCGCATATAAGTATGGTGTTCCTGACATCTTGGCTCGTAAAGTTCTGACCCACCTACTTGAATTTTTTTATTCGCATTACTTAAACTATGTTGTTGTTTTTTGTGTGTATATCTTGCATCTTTCTGGCATATCGGACAAACAGCTTTACATTTTACAATTCTTGTACAAAAAGGCATTATTTTTTGTACTTCTTCAAAAGGCTCTCCTAAAAAATTTAAATCAATTGAAGCAATTACTACATCATAACCCATTTTAAAAAGATCGATACACTCTTGTGCACTACCTTCTATTAAAAATAACTCATCTATAATTACACAGTCATAAAAGTCTGCGCCTAGATCATGAGATTTCATAATCTCTATAATTTCTTTTCCTGTATTAACAAGATGAGCATCAAGCTTATTGAAATTGTGTGTAACTATTTCGCCCTTACCAGAATATCTGTCATCCATTTTGGATTTAAAAGCAATCAAATTCTGTTTCCGGTATTCCCTTTTATCAGCTTCCATTAATAACTTTGTTGTCTTCGAACTGAACATTGGCCCAGTATACAATATCATTTCTGCCATTACTTCAAACCCCACCACTTAACTGTTTTTTCTAATCCTTCCCAAAATCTTACTTTAGGCGTGTAACCAAAAGCTTCTTTTGCTCGAGTTATGTCTGCACATGTATGCATAACATCACCTGGTCGCCATGGTGCAGTATGAACTTTTGATCCGAAGTTATCTATAAAATAAGTTAATATCTCTCCATTTGTTACAGAATCGCTACACGCAATATTAAAACATTGACCACGCCATCTTTCTTTTACCTTTGAGGAAAGTATATTTGCATCAACAACATTATCAACATAACACATGTCTCTACTTTGAGTTCCATCACCATCCGATCGACAGCTAAGACCGTTTTTAGTAGCATGACACCAAGCAGAAACTGCAGTCGAATAAGGGCTGTCTCCATACTGACCCGGCCCAAACACGTTAAAATATCGAAGGCAAACAATATCAGAATCATCATAAAGTGAACCATAAACTTTGGCGATATCTTCACACGCAGATTTTTGCCAAGCATAAGGTGACTTAGGCTTTTTGATCGTTGATTCAGGCGTAGGCATAATATCTGCGCCACCATAAACTGACGATGATGAAGAAAAAATAATTCTTGTTTTTCCAATTCTTGCTGCATCAAATAATTTAACTGTATTCATTAAGTTGACCTCAGTCGTCTCTGCTGGATTCTCAACTGAAAAACTTACTCGTGGTACCGCAGCAAGATGAAATATGCAGTCATAATTTCCTAATGCAACTTTTTCTAATATTCCGCTGAAAGCGAAATCACAATGAAAAAACCTAATAAAATCTCTGCCTGTTTCATCTATGCTGTGCATAATCTGTGCCATTGATTTTCTAATTTTATATTCTTCTAACGAATCAAAATTACCGCTAGATAAATCATCAACAATGTCAATCGTGTAATTTTCTTCATGTAGCTTCTTAACTAAATTAGAACCTATGAAACCGAAACCACCCGTTACTAAAACTTTCAATTTTTACTCCAATTTTACTAAATTATAATATGCGCAGAATTAAAGTTTATTCTTATTCTACATTTCAAATTATTTAATCTTAATTGATTGTATACTTTACTACAAAGATAATACAAGAATTGAATATCGTATTTTAAAGTATCTTTTGTATTAGATGATCTAAAAACAAAATTACAGTCAAATATTCTATTTCTTACTGTGAACTGCCCAAAAGAAATACAAGTATCAGAGCTGTACACAAATCGTCTAGAAGCAGTATTTTCTTTTCTATTATGTTCATTATTCCCATTCAACTCATTTTCTATTTTGTTCTGAACTGATTTTAATATGCTTTGATAATAATCTTTTTCGGGCTCGTATTCCAAAACTTTTAAATTAATATCTTTAAAATCGCAGTCGCTATAATAAGTTAGATTGATATGAGAAGCTTCTAAACTATCATTTGCTGCCGCGAACATATTTACATAACCAGCAACATCTTGAATGCTGATGGCTTCTATCGTCATCAACTCTTTAATAACCGGTTCAACGTAAGAAAGCGTATTATCATCTCTAATAACCATCACGTTTGGATACAGTCTTAATTCCTCAGCTGCTTCTTCAAACAATCTATAAACTTTTTTAAGGGTTGTTATGGTTTGTATATCATCCCCTCTTTTGTTATAACGTCGTTCAATCTCGTCCCACGATGGTAAAAGTATAATAATACGATTGTTCAAGTTTTTAATTTCTGCATTAAGTCTTTCAACTTCAATAAAAGTATCGCGATCGTAAAGCTTTGCATAAACTAACATTGACAAAGCAGATCGATCTTGGATATTCCAACGATACTTAGAAATTTTATGCAGCTGATTATAAAAAGAAGTCTTGCCAGACAAATCAGGGCCTTCTAAAATTAACTGACTTGTTGGGAAACAATTTGTTTTATTCATGTTACCTCCTAACACGTATTATATAAAATGAATCAATATTATACAACAAAAGATAATATTTTGAATCTACAAAGCTAGCTCACGTATTTCAATATTAATTCAGGCACTGAATAATTGAACAACTCAAAATCTTTTTGATACAGATTGTAAAAATATTTTGTAACATCTGGCGAATATTCCCAGTCAGGTTGTATATCTTTATTAATTCTGGATTTATTCATGTGAGGTAGTTTTTGATTGCTGATGACGTCTTTGTCATTTAAAAACTTTATAACATTTTCAATTTCTTCAAATTTAAAAACTTTTGTTTTATCATCAACAAAATAATGTTGAGGCACCCAGTGATTATCGTCGAAACCCATTCCTAATTTAGGAACAAGATCTGTAAAAACTGCGTGCATATAATGAATAATCCCATGAGGCGTTATTGAGTTTCTAGTAATCGTGGTTGTCTCTAGCTTTTCGTAACCTTTAATTACATAAAATATTTCTGACAACATTCTTTCTATGGGATTTCTAACGATCGTAAATGTAAATTCAATGTCTAGATCTGAATTCATTTTATTATACACGTCTTTCGTATGATGAGGATGCGCCTTAAAATAGTTTGACTCTTTGGTAAAAAACCTTTTCTCATCTTTTTTCCAACCTGCACTTTGTATTAGTTTTCTTATAGAAGTACCTCCAGTTTTAGGTATGTGCACAAACTGTATTGTTCTGTTGTCTTTATAGAATATCATACTACAAGCGGCCTAACTTTTGCTACGCTAGTGCTAGCACCCCAGTTTGGATCATTGTGTGCTGTACACAGCCATATCGAGTAAGGTTGCATTTCTCTAGGGGCACCACCCCACATTCTAAGCCAGCCCGTATTACTTTCATGATCAGTAATTTTAATTCTATAAAATGTTTTCTTATTTTTTGTAGTCTTTTTAATCATCTCAACAACACAATACCAGGCAACACCTTTTTCGTTAGACTCCATATTAAGAACTGACTTAACTCCGCTTTTCATGATTTTTTCCATTAATTCTTCGGGAAATGCCAGATCATCTCTTGTCGCAGAACACATGTCCTGATACATTTGCAATTTTTCAATACGATTCCAATCATCTTGGTCTTTTGTTTCACTGATCAGTATAGGAAGCAAATCAGGTGCATTTTCTTTTTTTGCTTTCCTTACAGTCATTCCCCAGCGACTCTTTTTAAGTTTTTCATAATTGTCGATAATAATACTGTGTAACTGCTTGTGATGATCGATAGTACCATCCCACATCTCTTCTAAACAATCAAGTGCTTCAACTTTACAAAGAGCAGAAAAACCTGTTTTGTTTAATTTACTATGATACCACTTTCCATCTTCATTAAATAACATGCTATCAACCGATGTATAAGGTCGGTTAGCCATGATTTCTTTTACAGCATTCTTTCCTAAACCTTTGATTGATGTCAAGGGTGGAATAAAAGCTTGCTTCTGCTCTGACCACGACCATGCTAGACCTGATTCATTGATGTCAGGTGTTGAAACTTCATAGCCCATTGCTTTAATTTCTGAAATTGCTTTTGAAAGATTTTTAGGATTGTTATTCTCAGATTCTAGAATAGTTCCTAACCAATCTGTTTCATAGTATGTATGAAGCCATGCAGCATAGTAAGATCCAATTGCATATGCCACAGCATGAGACTTATTAAATCCATAAACTGAAAAGAATTCAATTCTTTGCCACAATTCTTCGCTTACATGTTCGGGTACGCCATTAATATCTTTTGCACCCTTAATAAACTTTTGTTTAGCTGCTTCTCGTTCATCACCTTTTTTACCCATTGTATCAAGAGACTTTTTAACCAACGTCTTTCGAAGCTTATCAGATTCAGCAGGTGTAAACCCTCCAAGCTTTTGGGCTAAAATCATGAACTGTTCTTGAAATGTTACGTGCCCAAATGTTGGACCAAGAACCTCCTTGATGATTGGGTGAGGATATTCAATCTCACTGGCTCGAGCTTTATCCTTTACATATTTCAAGTGAACATTCGCACGAAGAGGGCCAGGGCGATATATCGCTGTTAACGCTCCAAGCTCTTCAATAGAAGTAGGTTTAGCGTCCTCGCAGAATCGCCGAGCACCTTCTGCAGTAAACTGGAATACACCTACTTTTCTTCTTTGATGATAAACATGTTCCCAAACCTTCATATCATCTTGTTCAACGTAACGACAATTTAAATGATCATCAAACCAATCTCGAATCTCGAGAAACGTTGGTTCTTTACCGTTTTCTTTTGTTAAAATACGTTTGATGCAATTTTCTACGTCTTTTAATAACGTAAGGCCAAGAAAGTCAAACTTAATAAATCCGTTATCCTCAAGATTACGAAAGTTCATGCCTTCTGTCCAGGGAGTTTGCAACTCACCCCGAACACCAATTATAGGCATACCTCGTGCCAGATCATCAGCTGGTCCAATAATCACACCACCTGCATGACGCCCAACTGATCTATTCTGCATAAAGAGAGCTTCGATATGATCCTTTACTTTCGGATATTTTTCCATAAACTCTCGATATTTTTTTGAATACTGCATACAGTCAGAATGCTTGAGCACAAAAACAGACTTTTCAGTATTTTCATCTCTTGCTTGTGCCATTACCTCATCTTGTAGGGGCCCAGTCATTTTGTTAACTTCAGCAAAGTCTATGCCGTAAAATTTAGATATATCCTTTACAAGCGACTTAAGTTTGAGCGTGTTAAAATTAGACACAGGAATGACAGCCTCATCACCGTAAAGATCTCGAGCGGCGTTAATTAATGCGTCACGATCACCAGCATCAGAATCAATATCAGGCCAGGACGTCCTATGTCTACCTAGAAAACGTTCCCAAAGCAAATCATATTTCAAAGGATCAATTTGAGTAATCCCTAGTAAGTAGTTGACAAGAGATCCACCACCGGAGCCTCGTGCAGCACCAAATAAGGTGTGATCGGCTGCTTTGTGAAACACTTCATACATTACAAGGAAGTAATTTTCAAATCCAAGAAATTTAATATCTTCAAGTTCGTGTTTAGCTCTTTCAACGTATTCTTTTTTCGTATGCAAATTTTCTTTAATCATTGCATCTTTGACTTTCTTTGCTAGCTGTTGAAAAGCAGTTTCATTAGGCTTGTTAAAATCAGGTAGTTTAACACTAGTGTCAATCCAGCAATCATCACATTTTTCCCACGCAATATCATATGTTCTTTCGATTGAATCTTTAACAGTTTGTTCATAACCTTCATAAGTGTCTTTATATTCATCATAGTGACAAACAAACTCATCCCACATTTGTTGTGCATTTTTAGGATACAATTCACACTTTAAATCTTCAAACTCAGGCAGTGGTGAAGGATCATTACCCATCCAGCCTAACTTCTTATAAAGCTCTCTTGCTTCCCACTTATCAGGAGAATAGTAATGTGAGTCTGGTGTAGAAATACAATTAATTCCTGTTTGCGCTGAATGGCGCAGCAAATGGTGATTTACAAGGTGTTGTTGTTTCAATCTGTTGAATTGCAGTTCAAGATAAAAATTTTCTTCACCCACTGCGTCAACAAAGCGATCAGAAAGATACATTAGTTCCTGTTGTATCTCCTCATCAGATTTTTTCATTGCATTTCCTCTCATAATCCTATTAGAGTAAATACCTCCTAAACACGCAGTTGAAACATTCAATCCACGCCCATGTTGTTTAAGTAAGTCAAAATCAATCCTTGGGTAACGATAGAATCCTTCTGTATAAGCTCTTTTAATTAAAGTAAACAGGTTACCTAATCCTTCACGATTTTGTGCTGTTACAACAAGATGGTACCTTCTTTTCCACTCGTCTTTGCCTACAACGACAGTCTTTGTTTCTTCTTCATTTTCAATAACATGCCCGCCTTCTTCTTCTTCTTTTATTGCCTTTTGTTTGGCAGCAGCTCTATCTAACTTTGCTTGCTCGTAATCTGTTTTCCAGTCACTAAGTGAAGGAACAAAATAAAATTCGCAACCATAAATTTGACGATACTTTATTCCTTTCTTTTGCAGTTTTGTTGCGTGTTTGTGCGCGTGTGCTAACCCGGAACCGTTGCCGTGATCAGTTAAACCCCAAGCGTCCATTCCATTTTCTATAACAAAATCAATATGATCAGAAGGATATCCTAATCCATCAAACACAGAAAAACCTGTGTGTCCGTGTAATCCAACAAATCTTTTAGGGGGCTTTATTAATAAACTCATGTTACTCCTTGCAAATTAATTCCTTACACATATTATAATAATAATTTTCAATATTTACATGAGAACAGTAATACTATTAAAAATTGTATATTAAATACTAGTCGGTGAGTTTGAAAATTTTATTTTTGTAATTGTTGGACACGACTCAGTTATTCTATCAGTAATATAAGTCGTCATTTCTGTCAAAGAATCAAATACTTTATGTTCATTATGATGCAATTTAAATAATTTAGCTGATTCGATGACATCTGTTTTTGATAAAACAATATGCGTTGTCCCAGTAAAATTAATTGCTTTTATCAGCTTGTTGAGATTGAGCCAGTTAACCTTTCTTCTTCTACCCGTTGTAACACCAAACTCATGACCAAGATCTGCAATTTTCAGTAATTCAGGATCATTAAGTAAACTTTCAGGAAAGTCCGGATCAACTCCTGACCTAGTATCATAAACTTTCGCAGCTCCCCATATATTCCTTATCATCTGAATTGGAAATCCTAAGGAGCATGCTCCGTGTGGTAAGGTTGTACTAGAAGTAACATAAGGATAATTACCAAAATCTACATCCAGCCATATTCCTTGCGCACCTTCACAAAGAACTTTTCCGGAAAGATTCTCATCCCACATCATCCAGTAGGGTATAACGTCTTTAGCAAGAACCCCCTTGCGAGCCATTTTATCAGCGTAGCAAGGGGCTATTCCCTTTGATGTGGTTCCAAGTTTTTTTGCTAACTTTTCCGCATCTTCATCAATGTGAAGTCTGCTTACAATATGCGCTCTGGGTGAAACCTTAACTTTTGATATATCAAAACCGTTTTTCTCCAAATATCTAATTTCCGCCATAAGTGAATTCTCATGAACAACGCAACCTGGCCCTATGACTGATGTTACACCATGAAAAACACCACTTGGTACTAAATGGGTTTTGTATTTTTTACCATCGACAAAAACAGTGTGTCCTGCATTGTTACCACCAGCCCAACGACAAACAAAATCATATTCACCACTACCGGCTAATTCTGATGTAATTTTTCCTTTTGCCTCATCGCCCCAAGCTAATCCGCAAACAATATCTGCGTATTCAATCATAATATTCCTCTTGTTGGTTGGGGATTATATCGAATATTAAAAAACTATAAATTTATTATTCGTACTTTCTGAGCCGCAACTCACCATTTTTTATAACAACATACGTACAATTAGAAACCCAATCCCCTGTGTTAACATATGTTTTTATGTTTTCATTTTTATCAACCCAAATAAGAACTTCAGGATTATGTGTGTGCCCCATAATAAAAACATCGCATTCATCGTTCCACTTAACTAAATCCCATATTCTTTTTAGCTTTCTTTTTTTAATTTGTTGTTTTGCCCACAACGTTGTTAAGTCTACCTTGAAAACTCTTTCAATTAAGTTCTGTACGTATGATATTAATTCAATAGTATACCGCCACTTTACAACACCTTTATCGTATTGGTCTCCATGTTGGACTCTATATTTTCGGCCAGAATATTCAAAGTCATATTTTCTTGTAAAAAAGATACCCGCAACAGTCTTTCCTACAAAATTATCAAAAGCATCGTCATGATTTCCAACTACATATATGATATTTTTACCTGAATTTAAAACTTCATTAAATATGTCCACAGTGTGCAGTGTAAAGTCGGGCTTTTTTAAAAATTCTAAAATGTCTCCGGCTAATATTAGTTCATCATATTCAATTGATTTTAAAAATTTTGACAGTTCCTTTTCTTTTGAGTAAGCACTCCCTAAATGCAAATCTGATATTACTAATCTTATGTAATCTTTTTTCATTTAAGTTGTGTACTCAATAATTTTCGATACTGATCCGTTAATTTAATTATTTCATTGATTGAATTAAATCAACGACATATTCATATGCAACTAAAAAAGTACAAATAGCAATAGGTATACCTACTACTAGACCTGTAATTATAAACATTAAGTCTAACATCTATTACGCCTCTCACATATAACGATTAAAATACCTAAAATCAAACCGACAATTAAAGTCCACGGTTCAGGTTCGACTTGATTTGTTTGGCAACTAAAACCCCCAGATTCTTCTGCTAACTCAGAAGCTAAGTATATTTCGCCTGTATCGCCTGAATCCACAGATTCTTCCTTTTAAAAATGGAGCCATTGATAGGATTCGAACCTACGACCGGACGCTTACAAAGCGTCTGCTCTACCAACTGAGCTACAATGGCACAAAAACACTATTTGAAAATATTATTTAATTTATCTTCTAGCTGATCTATTTTTAGCATACCAATTTTTTCTTCTTTCGTAACACCATTTTTGATAAAAAATGTATGAGGAATTGATTTAATATTGAACTTTTTTAAAGTGGAGGGATCGCAAGTTTGAATATCTACGTAGAAAAAATTAATATCTGAATATTTGTTGCTAATACTATCAACTCTTTGCTTCATAACCTTGCAAGGATTACACCAACTAGCTGAAAATTGCAGATATACATTTCCATTTTGTGTATTTTTTTCAATATTCGCGTCATTAATTTCTTCCATGATTCTCTCCTATTTTAAAGAATAATATTATTTAAGGGTTTCAAATAGAGCCCTAAGCATTCCTGTTCTTGTTGTAATGTCTAGATCACTTCCTTTTTTAATAAAATATCTTCCCACTGTTAGCGGCCAATAAGCTGTCGCCCAAAGCAACATCATTTTTATTTCAAAAGAATGTTTTTGTAAAATTTCTTCTATATCTTGATCTTTAAAATAATTACCTGATTTATTATTCAATTCTAAAATAACGCTTCTTTCATAATCCCAATTATGATATGACCAATACACTTTGTATTCGACAATCTGATGCATTATTCCTAAACCTAAATAAATTCCTAATCCCAGTAACATTTTACAATCCCTTTAAAAATAAGTGGTGGACCCTCAAGGACTTGAACCTTGGACCTGCCGATTATGAGTCGGATGCTCTAACCAACTGAGCTAAGGGTCCTAAAACTATACACCCGACAGGATTCGAACCTGTGACCCACGGCTTAGAAGGCCGTTGCTCTATCCAGCTGAGCTACGGGTGCAAAAGAGTACTCATCGCGTAAAATAAGTTACCATGAGTTCTGGTATTCACCTGAAGAATTCCAGCAATAATAACTTAGTCAAGATAACAAACAGAGCGTCCAGTACCCCAACCTTTATGGTCGGCGTGTGTTGTATCGCCTGCCAGTGATGGGTCGGGCTGGAAAACAACTTTCACTTGTCTGTGAAGCGTCTGCTTACTACTAGGAATAAATCCTGTGATTCTGCCACCCATATAAGCATTACTAGTTCTAAATTCAGTAAGCGTAACTTGTTCGCCTAACAACTCACGTTGTTTATCTTCACTTATTACCCAATCACCCGTTACAAAAGTACCTGTTGCAACGTTATATTCGTAGTCGTGCTTTTTGCACATTAGTGAAATAGCTGGCTTGTTACGATTTACAAAATTAATACTTGACATAAGTTATTTCTCCTTTTTAAATTATGTATTATTATTTTAACTTACAATATTGATTTTTACAAATTAAAAAGTATAAGTTTTTTCCAGTTTTTCAACAATTTGATCTAGCTGTGTTACAGCATCGCCTAGTTTCAATCGAGCTTTTACAGATCGAACTGCTTCCCGCAAAACTTTCGGATCAAACTGCTCCTTATAATCAGTGAACAAATCTTTCTTTTCTTCATTGAGAAGCTGAATCTCACCTTCAATGCGTTTCAGTTTCTCGATAAAATCTTGTAGTTGCTTATCATTCATATTTCCTCCAGCTCTATAAACATAACATATTAACTTTAATTTTACAAAACTTATTCAATATGACCTGTACCAATCACTTCCCACAGCATATGAGACTGCAAAGTACCACCAAGTTCAGGAGAAACTACTGAATTCATTCTATGCCGTATCAGATGAACAGCAGTCAAACTTCCTGGCGAAAATGATTGTAAATAGGTCGGTGGAATAAAAATTGAACCAGAATCATTCTCCAAACAAGAAACAGCCCCTAAGAATCTGCTTCCATCAGGACTATATACAGCAACGATTACTTCAAATTGAGTATTAGCCACAACAGGACTCCATGTGAAAGTTGTTCCTGATCTATAGATTGGAGCTTCAAATGCATAACTAGGATCAACCCACAATAACGTGTAGGGTTCAATCCAATCAAAGCCTTCAACAGTTAAGAATGCATCTTGTATTATAATATTATCAATAGCAATAGAATGTTGTGTTAACCTTTCATACTGATATTCATATAATCCTGAAACTTGCCATTCGTTTAGACCAACTGAGTAAAGTTGTATTGGTTGACCTAATCCTTTAAACGAAGGGTTTCCGTTGTAATTTGCAGGTTGTGAGCTAACAAAGGTATCGTATATATTAGTAGTACAACCATCGATATACTGTAAATGTTCAAAATAGTCACCCGATGTCGGGTAATGTAATTTCAGATATGCTTGAATGTCAAACTCGCTAGAAACTCCAACGCAAGCAGGACATGCTATCTGCTTGAAATGGTATCGGGCAAGACCAACAACATTTGTTAAGTCTGGTGATATATCATCATTTCCATCTAATACATTGCTTGTATTACTTGTGTCTACTACTATTGATGAATTAGTATCTTTGTCATCATAAACTTTAATAATCGATATATCACCAGAACAGGCCATTAGTAAAGTTAAAATTGTTAAAAACATATCATGCTATCCTTTAAGAGAATATTATGATATTTTTATTGATTGTAAAAGTAATTTCTTGTCGACCTTGATCTGCTCGTGCCCCAACCACGGTCTAGGCAATAATATCCAATAACAATCATGAGTTTCTGCAAAACAATATATACTCGAACCACTGCTAAGATTACAAAATGGTTTAATAACCAAATGAACTCTATTTAAAATTTTATTTTCAAGTAATCCCACGACATAAATAAGTATATTCTAATTTAACTTTTTTAAATAATTAGAAAACTCTTCACGTCGTTCTCCTCGTACAAGTATTACAAAACACTTATCTTGTATGTCATCAAAGATATAACCTAAGTCTTTTAAAACTATACCTATTTGCTTTTGATTGTCGCAAGAATACATTTGACTTGGTATCCTAATAAAAGACCCTAAGTCATCAATCATGACCAAGTCTCCGACACTTATAGCTTTTGTATTATCTTTAGATTCTTGCACCACTGTCTCCTTTGAGATCCATCTTGATACTCTATAAGATAGCAATAACTACCCCACGCTTTATTTGTTACTTTAATAACAATACCGTAAAGATCTTCTTTTTTATCATAAACTAACTCACCGACAGAAGGCTTCAAAATATTCTTCATGCTAATTCTAGATCCGCTTCCCAGTATTGATACTTTTCAATTTTATTTGTTTGAATATTTTTTACAACGTAACTGGCAATAAAAGTCGGTGACTTTTGGCATTTAACAATTTCAAAATGGATGTGTTCATCCAAAACGATTTTTTCCAAATAACATTTAAATTTATCTAATCTAAATATTTGATTTGATTTTACAATATCACCAACCTTATACTTCATAACTTACTTCCTTGATTTGTCGTTAATTTGCTTGCTAAGAATATCCTTTAAAATGCTCATTTCTTTAATCGATATATCGATTTGTTTTCTAACAGCTGTCCCTTCTTCATAAAGGTATTTTTTGTAATTTAAATCTTTCAACATCTTATTGATCATTAAATAGATTCCAGAGTCTGTATCCCTAACAATCATTATACCTCCTAAACAAATACAGAGTTAAACTGTTGTGTGCATCTAACGAATGTAGCACATTTGCTCAACTGTTTTAAGGTGGGCGCTCCTACGTAAGTACAAGTAGATCTAACCCCACCTAAAATATCTTTGATTGTATTTTTGACTTTTCCTTTATAGGGTATTTCTACTGTCCGACCTTCAGAAGATCGGTATTCTGCCACGCCGCCTGAATGTTTTTGCATTGCAGTATCAGAGCTCATACCGTAAAACTGTATGTAGTGTTTTTCTTCATAAACTGGACCTAGCTTATCACCATAAATAGAAAGCTCTATCTCACCTGTTTTAAAACACTTAGTTATAATTTCACCACCCCCTTCGTCATGACCGGCCAACATTCCGCCTAACATTACAAAGTCAGCACCGGCTGCAAATGCTTTGGCCACGTCTCCCGGGCAAGTGCATCCACCATCTGCGATGATATGACCGCCTAAACCGTGCGCTGCATCAGCACATTCAATAACAGCTGAAAGCTGTGGGTATCCAACGCCAGTTTGAATTCTTGTAGTGCATACAGAACCCGGGCCAATACCAACCTTAACAACATCTGCTCCTGCGAGAATAAGCTCTTGTGTCATGTCTGCAGTGACAACATTACCAGCAATGATGTTGCAATGAGGAAAATCACTTCTGACTAGTTTAACAAAATCAGTAAAGTGTTCTGAGTATCCATTCGCTATATCAATACAAATCCAACTTAGATTACACGTTGAAATTATTTCTTTTGCTTTCTTGTACTCTTCTACGTTTGTGCCCACACTAATAGCAAGATGATCTGTGTCTATTTGTCCGAACTGACCATACCAGTCCTCAGGTGTATTTTGCTTTGTTATGCAGGTAAACATCTCACATAACGCTAGCTCGTGTGCTATATTAAACGTGCCTACCCCGTCCATGTTCGCAGCCATAATTGGGATCCCAGTCCAGAATTTGCCGCTGTTTCTAAACGTATACTTTCGACGCAAGTCGACTTCTTTCCTAGATCGGAGGATACTGCGTTTTGGACGAATTAGTACATCTTTATAATCTAATTTTATTTCTTGTTCAATTCTCACAATTTTTCTCCTTAATTTTTTTCAACAATTGCTTTCAATGGAAAACCAGACTGTCTAGCATAATCAATGACTTGAGCAGATTTTGTATCAGCAATCTCTTTGCTGAAAGGGCCGCCTGCTATACCCTTCCCTTTTTCATGAACAGAGCTAGCTATATTCCACGCTGTATCAACATCTTTATAAAAAAAAGTAATTAACACTATAACAACAAATTGAAAATGTGTATAGTCATCATTTAACAAGACAACGTTGTATTTACTAGGTTTTACTACTTTATTCTTTTCTTTTTGTCTATCAAGTAGATCTACACCGCTATCACAATCTTTGCTTTCTTTCTTTTTTTGAGTCATTGTTGCCTTTTATAAAAGTATAACAAACTTCTTAAGTATTTTCAAATTATTTTTTTAATCTTCTGTATACAAATAACCAAAGTATAAAGCTTGTTTTAAAAGATCAAATATCCCAGGTGGTAAATGATCTACGAAATAAAACAATGATCCTTTATACTCTCCTACAAAAGCTTTTTCTGGGCTTGGTGGTATACTGGGTGGGACAGCATCCCTTTCCAACGGATAATCGTGCTCCACAACTCCGAAGAATGGGATTAGTGTATCCTCGACTGGCGAATCTGCTTTCTCTCCGCCGTATGCGGTCATGTCAATCCAATACATAAATCTATCAACATCGTCTAACCACGGAGCAAAATCTACTGAAACTTGCCATAAAAAGTTTTTCTCACTTTTTTCATTTTTAAAAAGTTCAGGATTTATTTTTCTGTATATCACAGGTGCGCCGTCTAAGTATTTTTTTATTAAATTATTCTGAGATAACATAATAACTTCGCCTTGAGGACCGTAGTAAGGCTTTTCATAGCTACCTTCATTTTCTTCTACTCTGACGTTGCTTTTTTTATTTACATCTATTACGTCTAGTGCTCTTCCTCGGTCCTTTAAGTCTTTCATTATCTTTTTAATTTGTTCTGATCCAAAAAACTCATACCCAGGATACATGGCGGGTATCACCTTGAATTTAGTTAAATTTTTGAATAAGTGTCCTGGGCCAACCATCATAGTTCGACCTATCATTTCTTTTTCACCGGTCAGCGTCTTTATCACTAGATCCTCTTTGCTCTCGCCTCGCATACTGGCTAAATCACCAGTGATATCTTTGTTTTCTAAATCAACAACAGGAACATTAATGTTAATTAGGGTATTGGCAATATCACCTACTATTGTCTGAATTGAATTCCCTTCTCTGTCGGCACCAAGTTTATTGATATCTTTTAACAGCCAACTTGTATCAATAATTACTTTTTTGACTTTTGGATTGATCATGATAAACTCATTGGATGAAAGCCTGTCGGATGGCAAGCCATACGTGTCAGGGCCTAGTATCATATATTTAATGTAGTCAGCTGGATCATCGCTTATCCCGCCCTGTAACTTGCCAGGCATTTTGGTTTGAAATATTCCACCCCTCTCAGTTTCTGCGTCTCTATCAAATGCCAAAGCAACAGGTCCATCTAAGACTAAACCAATCTTTCCGATCAATGTTGATCCTTTTTGTGCTTGAAAATTCATATAACCGACTGATGATACTGCACCAGATATTTTTAGCTGTGACTTGTTAGACCATTTCTTAAAATCATTTAATAGCGTTACGACACTGCCTTCGTAAAGATTGAACCAATGAATGATTTCAAGATTGTTTGAATTCAAAAAAGAACGATCAGCACATGTATCGAAAGCTTTATAGTACGCAGTCTGTTCTTCTTGACCTAAGTTTTGAAATTGTTTAAAGTGGCCACTGACACAATCATAAGATGGTTCAACAGTAACACTTGAGTTAGTTGAATTAACAACCTCAATATTTTCTTCATCTTGTTCTCTTAAAACATCTCTAATTATTTTTCGAACAGTCGTTTTGTTTATAAACATAATTTATTCCTCACAATAATTATGTTATGTAAACTAATAATACTGTGTCAAATCTATATTTTTACCTTTTGCTTCTTCAAGATATCTTAAAGGATTGTAATTGTCTGTTTTTGTTATGCTTTCAAAAGACATTCTAATACCTGTTTGTAGATCAATCTTTGGTGACCACCCAGATACATTTCTAAACTTCCAAGATGATAGCATATGATTACCAAGGTAGTCTGTTTTAGAGTGCCATCTGATTACATTCTCAAGGTCTAGATCAGTAACTTGTTGAATCAACTTTACAATCTCACCTGTCATCAAAGGAGTTTCAGCTGCAACATTCCAATCCTGGTACCAAAGATTTTGATTTATTGCTGTTAAAACTGCATCGCAATAATCGTTGACATGCATGTAGTCTTTAATTTTTGAAGGATCCAGGAACATATCAATCTGTGTCTTTCCGTTAATAGCACCATAGATTGATTTTGCAATAAGAGAATTCATATCTCCAATTCCTCCATAAGCGAATAGAGGTCGAACAATCATCCATTTTTCAACTTGACTTTTAATAATGTCCTCTGCACAGAGTTTTTGACAGCCATATAAAGTGTGTGGGCCTCTATCTGATCTTTCTTCAATTTGCTTGCTTTGGTAGTTCTTTGTATCATATATCACTGTCGTACCCATGTAGCAGACAGGTATGTCTAGCTTTCTTGCAGCCCGGCAAATTGTATACGTACCTTCAACGTTGGTTAAGGTAGATTCTTTAGCATTAAGTGCTACAACGTCTGTACCGACAACTGCAGCATTATGTATTATAACATCAATTTTTTCACTTTTGAAAAAGTTTACCCAATGATCAATTGAATTTCCATGAACACAAGGTTCTTTTTTCTCGGACCATTTTGTAAAATAATTATCATATTTTGACACGCCTTCATTGACAACTTCTATATCAAATAACTTAGATCTGGCTATTAGATTTCGGCCGATGAAGCCTTTTTCTCCGGTGATGAATAATTTCATTTTTTACTCCTTTTTGATATATTATACAAAGCATTATTGAATATTACATATGTGTATGATAACTTTTGTGACGCTCATACATAATATCAGTTTTTACATGATAGTGATCAATACCTAATGCATGCCCTGTTTCATGAACAACAACTTCATAATCAGTCACACCTTCGTGTGAAAGCTTTATGACTGCATTATCTAAATACCGATAAGTCCAATTGAGTTCAGTGTGTCCGTAAGTACGTACTGTATCAATAGTATCATCAGCAGGTGCAAATTTAATAACATACTTTTCTGGTTTGCCATCACAATGTGTTCTTGTAGAAATTTCACCAAATTCATGACCTCTTGATTTCCAATATTCGATAGCATCTTGAACGTACTCAATTTTAATATTAGAATTTTCACAATAAACAACATCGGGTGCTACACGCCAGGTTGCAAAGTATTCATAGTCTGCAGCAAATGTTGAAGCAATCAAAGCTAGTAGAAACATAAAAACTCCTTTTATTTTTATTATAAAAGGAGTTTTTTAAATTTGCACGTGTTTTAAATAAATTTAATATCTTCCATGATATCTTCGTCGATACAAACTACCTCGACTAAGACCTTCATTAATATCTGTATCGGGTCCTACCATACCACTGGGTGTCTCCGGTTGTCCAGAGGGTGGTACATCTCGAGATGTAACAGACTCAGGGTTTGACTTGAATTCAATATCATCATCTTTTGTACTAGCAACTTTTGCAGAACCTGACGCGGATGGAATCAATTTACTAGCATAAGTTATAGCTCCAGCGTCTAACAACATCTGAAGAACCCCGTCGTGAAGCATAGAAGCAGCCGTAGTTGTACCGCATTCTGAACTGAAGACGCGCAGATATCCTCTCTGTTGACTGACAAAACTACCTTCGCGCTGGGACGCTCGAACTCTTTCGCCTATCGAAACCAATGCATTTTTATCACCATCTAAAGTGGCAATTGCTGATGCTGCTAAAACCTCTTTATATTCACCTGCAGCTTCAGGATAAACATCACAATAAAGTTCTGAATCCTCGATAAATTCTAAGATTGCATTTATTGGCGGTTCAGGTTCAGGTTCTTTAACTTGTGGTTTGAAAGTTTTTCCAACGGACTTACTTACGGGTCCTGAAATTATTCTATAACGATCACCCACTTTTGCATAAGTGTACGGGTCTCCTCTTCCACTGATACCATAATCAGATCCCGCCTTTCCGAATTCAGGTTTAACGCCTATCTCAGGTGCCCAATATAAATCCCAGTCTAACCAAACGAAATAATCGCCTTTTGGAACAGGGATATTCATTCTTTTAAGAATTTCAGCAGCTTCGGAAGCGGGAACTTTTACTGCTTTTGGATTGTCTGCTGCTTTCGCTTTGTCTAAGATGTCTCCTTCTCGAGGATCTAAGTTTTTACCCTTAGGATCAGCGTCAGGTATAGCATGTTCTTCTTCATTTAATAGTGATTCTATCAATAAATTCAAATTTCTTTTAGTGATTCTCATATTAGTTAAACTCCCTGATATAAATCTATGTATAAGTATTAGTTAAACAATAAAAAATCCCAACAATTGTTGGGATCCTTTTTTAATCGTGAAAAAAGATTTATTCTATTTCACCTTCATATCTTAATTCAAGCAAACGTTCAGATGCAGTACAATCTTGCAAGTAAGCATCTAATTGTTCCAACGAAGTGCATACTGCAATTCCCGATGCTGCTAACATGAGATTAAATTGTGCACCGGGTGGTAAACCATCGCAAAAATAAACAATTGGCTTTTCTAAACAATTCATATAACCTGCTTCAAAAATCGACCCCATATCTTTGTTTCTTGTATTGCATAGCATCCAGTCACATTCATGAAGATGCCTAATATTTCCTGAAAATATTTGATCTTGTATAGACTCATTAGCATCATTATCACAAAGATTTTCATCCTTCGGTGAAAAATAAGAAATGCCGTGTTTTTCAAAAACTGATTTAATATTTTCTACTTCTTCCAACCACTCAGGTGAAAACCACCCGCTTGCTAAATAAACTTTTCCTAAACTCATTATTCTCTCCCCATAAATTGATTGTATTGATTTGTTAATTGATTAATCTCTTCTAATGTTTCTTCCCAAAGCTGTGTAAAAATTGTTGGTGTACCCGGGACATGATTTTTACCATTAATATCCTCACGACGAGACTGATAAATTGTATCATTGGGATGATATTCAAACTTATCGTTCTTTGGTTCTGGCCAATATAGGTTTGTACCTCGTGATGTTTCGCCACCTTTACCATCAGGTACGCGAAATGTTTTAATATAGTGCATATCTGGTTTATTAAAATTAATACGCGCGGTTGCTTCAGGCAGAACTTTGATTACTTCTCTTGCCATGTACGCGGCAAGTAAATTATCAGCTGCCGGTTGAATTTGCATGTCTTGACGTTGAGCGATAAAACCTAACAGATCTTTTAAGTTAAGACGCATTAGATAAAATGAAGTCATGCACTTTGGTAAAATCATTCTTGCATCCATCATTGATACAATCTTGGAATCTGTCATGTCAGCATATAATTCCTTAGATTCGCGAACTAACTTTTTCCAGCGCCTATCAAACTCGGGTGTGTTTTGAACAGCTTCAGGAATTACTGCGGGATCATCCCTTAAGTCACGATCACCAGTACACTGTGCGGCAAAACTACCAGCACGATGTCGTATGATGTGTGTAACCTCTTGAAATGATAAGCCACTTAACTTAAATGTAAACCCTAAACATTCCATAGGTGTTGGAAGTGCACGAAAACAAAGAACATCCTCGAGATTTGCAGACAGTTCTTTTAAACTAGCAGTAGCTGGATTTGTCTCATCGTGATGATCAGCCCATGTTGCTTTTACATATTGCCAAGCAACATTAAGCGCTTGAGATCTAGTTGGATGATCAACTAGTTCAACTTTCAAATGTGCAAGATTGTTATAAAATGCTGTGTTGGGTTCTTGACCAAACTTAAGTTCCATTGGCAGATCAACAGGTTTCAAATCATTATTCTGTGGCATGCAAAGCCTCCTTGTTTAAAGTTTACTTATTTATTATAAATAAAAATACTAATCTTTACAACTTTTATTTTATTATTAACTTATTAGGATTCGTATAGACAAATGTATTATCACGACCATCAACTTCTAAATTATAATTTTTTCTAGGATAATAACAAACTATTCCGTGCTTTGCATAATCCACAATATGTTTGGGAGCATCGTCAATTGCAGCAACTATTTTATCTTTATCATAGTACTTTGACCTAGCACACCATCGAAATTTTTCTGTGCTAAAGTCAACTGCATCAAACGGAATACTGTTATTTTTTAGCCAATAAAACGTATCATAAAAACATTTTAAATTTTCTTTAGGTCTAGCTGTCAATAGCTGGATCCAGTAGCCTTGCTTTTTTAAATTATTTAGCATCTCAATCGATCCATCAACGACATCTAAATTCCTAAACCCACCCTTATTAACAAATTCGTAAAATACAGCTTCAGGATTTAAATCTAATTTATTCAATGCAGTTATAAAATAGTATTCTTTACTATAGACATCAATTTCTAAATTGTAATTTACACCTAGCCAATCTGCAAAACCTTGTCTAAATTCAGTCAAAACATCATCCATATCAACAATAACGACAGGTTGAGACCCATCCCAACTATCTTGTGTCTTGTGAAGAAAATTTAAATATGAATCTTTATCATAAAAAGCTTCAATAAAATTTTCACTAGATATTTGATTAATATTAAGGATAGCTAAGATATATCGAAATATATCCACAGATTCATAGAGCATTTTTGTTTTGTCTACAGAATCTGTTTGTGCATGATGATCTTTAAAATCAACAGATTGCATTAGCTCACTAACTTCTGAATGTAAGCAAAGTGATAAAGTTTTTGTAATATCTACAATTTCTCTATCACTTAAGTTTTTTTCGCTTAGATTATATAAGCTAGAATTGAATTTTGCTTGTAAATTGAACAGGTTTTTCAGCATTTTTGACCTCACTAATTTTGCCTCCTGCAATTGCAAAGGCGTCTGTTAAACAATCAGGCTCTATTTTTTCAAAAAATATTGAGCTATGATCTGATAAGCGAATAATTCCTGATAAAAAATCTTTATTTATATTTGTAATAATACACTGCAATTCATCCTTATTACAAAAACTAAAAGAATTAATTATTTTATCATTACTAGCAGTCAAAATTAGTTTGTGCATCAATAACCATTTTTAAGTCTATCATTAATTATTATGTCTTTATTCAAATATGCCTTAAAAAATTCATCTGAGTCTATGTTTAGATGTATCATTAACGAAAAGAAATAGTTAAAAGCATCAACCATCTCTTCTAAAAATTCTTCCTTATTAAATGTTCCACCAACATCAGTTTGACGATGAGACTTCCAATTTTTCAAGTGTTGGAGAGCTTCAAACATCTCCTCGACGCCGTGCAATGCTAAGTCTCTTAGATATTTTTGACCATCTTTTGATGCAGGATTAATTTCTTTTGGTTGCGCTTTCGGAACTGTTTTACTTAAATTAGTCATAAAAGCTTTTCTAAGTAAGAAAATCTGTTCTAAACGATCACAATTAAATTCATTATTTGTCTTCTCTTCTTCCTTTAACAGACTCAAGCATTGATTCAATTTCTCTTTCAATTCTTTCTTTGCTTTCTTTCGTAAGTTTAAGGTTTCCATCGCCATTCTCCAGTTCAAAAGTTCTTAAGTGATCAACAATATCAGTCCCGGATAAAATAGCTATCTGTAAGGTTCTAGCCACATCTGAGATTAATTCATCTGAAAATTTCATTTTATTCTCCTATTTTTGAATACTTGGTACCCAATGTGTTGTCCTCTTGTCTTTAGTCTTTTCTCTAACAACAAGATTACCATTTGGATCTGTTTTTTGATTATACACAGCAAAACGCCTACTGTACAAACCTTTTTCACCATTTGACTGCCTATATGTTGCTATTGTAGCTCCACCCATTTGATACGAAAGTCTAGTAATCCACCGACACGCTTCAGAAAGAGACTCAAATTCTTTGTCAGATACATCCTTACTTAACCTGTGGGGAGATATCTGGCACGCATAAAGTATTTCTGCTTTTAAATAGTTACCAACCCCAGATATCACAGATTGATTCATTAGGTTTTCAGCTACAGTTTTATTAGGCCTCTTTAAAAACCTTTCTCTAATTGTATTCTGATCAACTTCTGAATTTAAAACATCAGGTCCGAGCGACTTAAGTTTCTTCTCAAGTTCATGGAAGCATCGCACATATTTAAGCGTTCCAAAGTTTCTCACGTCATTAAAGTGAACGCTCTGACCTTTATGGTTAGTTAGCGTTACGCGCGTGTGCTTGTTCTTTTTGCGCTGCCACATCCCGCTCATACCTAATGTTGACCACAAAGACGAACCGGTATTAAATTTAAAATAGATAAACTTACCTTTGCAGCAAACTTCTTCTACAATCAACGGGAATAACTCATTATCTAATAAGTCATAACCTTTAAACGGACCGTGTTTGACATAACGCCCTGAATTAATCTGGACATCTAATATTCTGGTTCCTTGCAGAATGCTATTTAAATAGTCAACATTTTTTCTTACTTCTGGACCTTCAGGCATTTACACCCCTCCTAAACCAATCTGGCATTGTTGCACGCGGTTCCCATTTGGCAAACCGGACTTTGTCTTGAATATAATAATTTCTATAGCTTTTTACCGGGTCTCCCGGGACTTTGTAATCTTCTTTCATGCATACAGCAAAAGGGGATAGACCTTTGTTGTTCATGAAGCGTGGCTTATTCTTACCGAGCCAGTCTAATACTGCTTCAGACTTATGTGTCCTGTGGTATCTCTGTGTGTATTCTTTGCACAGAGCGACTCCTAATTCCCAGTGCCATTCGTAATTTGCTAGTGACTCGTTTGTCCACAAGGTGCAAGGGTGTCTTATATGAGAAAGTTTCCACGGTGGCTGCTCGAGTGGGTGCGTGTTATCAAAAAGCCACTGCTGAATATCTCTGACTCTTTTAAAATCCGTTATTTCGCCATCATAATAATTCTTAAGCAAGTGCAACCAATGCGCTGTACAGAGCATTTGACCTGATTCTAAAATCATTTTAACGACGTGTTTATTACAGTGATATTTTGCTGCTATTACAGGATTCTTATCAAGAACAAATATATTCATTACTTCTCAACCAATTGACATAGTTTACAAGAGCGCCATCTTTTGGCTGTACAGTTTTCCACTCACCTTTGCAAAATATTCGATAAGCATCAGAACCGTACTTTCCGATACCATATAAATTGGTAGCATCACCTTGCCAGTCTTTGCTTAGATAATCGCAAGACATTTTTTTAAGAGCTTTAGCACGCTTCTTCGACAGACCTAGAGGCTGTATAAGCTCTACCAGATCATCATAATCAGCGTTTGCAAGGTCTTCAGGTGTTGGCCATCGCTTTAAAACTTCCCAAAAATAAGGCTCGGCAGTTAAGCGTTTTGTTAAGTTACAAAAAATACAACAAACAAAAATCTTCCAAGGATCTTGCCAGAGTTTCTCTTGCAGTAGTGTATAGGGTGATTTAGGTGCTTTCCAATTCATAGTAATTATATTATATTACTATTTCTTATTTTTTACACGCTTTTTCATAATATTTGTAGGGCGCTCACCAAATTTTCTTTTTTTCGGTTTTGATCTAATTACTTCTTTAATTATATTTTCATCTGAAATTTCTATCCCTTGTTGTCTTAAATAGTTAACAACAAATAATTCTCTTTCTTCCTGGGTTAATTTTGACCACAAGTATCTTGTATCTTTTTTAATAGTTGCAATTGTATTAGACATTATTTTTTTAGAAGCATTCAGGATATTAATTTGTTCTTCAATTACATTATCAGGCTTAACAAAAACCTTAAAACAGAAGACCATTAAATCATCAAGGTATGATTGATTATAAGCTTCAGTGATGTCCTTGTAAATATTAGTCAATTCTTCTTTATAATCAGAATCTGCATGTTTTACCAAATCAGGATGACATCTTTTTACGGATTTTCTATATAGATCTTTAGCCCATTTTTTATTTACTGTTTTTTTATTTGATGCACTCTCAGAGTGAACTAGATCATCAACATCAAACTGGTCAGAAAAATTTTCATTCTGAACTTTACTTAACTCTTTTTTTTTAGATGTTGTTGTTAGAAGACCGTGCATTCCTGATATTTTAATAAACTTTTCCTCATCGGGGATTGATATTCTTTTAAATAGTTCAGAAAGATACCAACGCATGTCATGATCAGATTTTTTAATATCTGATTCCATTTCATTTATTATTTCTTTTAAGCTTATAAGCTCTGTGACTAAAGTTACGTATTTCGATTCTAGCATTTTTTATTTTTTGTAGAACATATCCCACAAAATCACAGGCCACAGAATAGATCTTGCTTTATAATTTTTAAATAATATAATTTCATCATCTATTTTTGATCTAGCTTTATTCGGTAAAGCACTTCTAATTCCTGATAATATCAAACTCAAACTGTGGAAATGAACATAAAATATTAGACTAATTGTTACATAAACAACTAAAAGTATTACGATGTAAAACATAAGAAAACTACCTCACTTTTTTTCTAATCTTATCTACAAGATTCATTATATCCTTTTCAGATATTTTTTCTCTATTTTTCTTTTCTTCATATCTTCTTTTAGCGGGATGGAATGTTTCTGTCTTTATATCTTTTTCTTCTTTTATTTCTTCATTAACTTTTGATCTTCTAGTTTTTGAACTAACAAGTGTTGCTGAAGCTTTAATGTTCTTCTTTCTTTTGTTCACGCTTTCAGCAACAACTTTTACAGAATTTTCAAAATTCATTCTCATTTCAAGAGGAATAAAAACCCGATCGTCTACTAAAACTTCTAAGTAGCAATCATAATCCCCTTCTTTTAGTATAGTTTTCATAGGGGGAATAACTATTACGACTTCATCATTAGGTCTAAAGTCTCCTTGAATGGAATGTGTCATTTCGCGCCCTTCAATCATTAATCTACACAAAGGAACTCCGGGGCGTGTTCCTTCTATTTGAACCTTAAAAGTCATTTCATTTTCATCATCTAAATCTAATTCAATTACTTCCATCTGACCCTCTCTTAATTTTTATCGTTTCTGCAATTACACTAAATATGTTTTGCTTTTTATTTTCAACTGATTTTGGCGCTGCTGTTACAGTAACATCTGTGCTATCATCAACTGTATACGTACGTTTATTAATTATCGGTCTAATTAGTTCTTTTCCATTAATTTCAATTAGTTTGGCTGCAATTGTGAATTCTTCTTTAAAGTTTTCATATAAGTCTTTAGCAACAGTCCTTCCGCCTCTTAAAGCACGTATTATTACTTTTTCAGCAAAAGTAAATCCTTGCAAAACTAAACCAACATCTTGACCACCACCTAAACCTCTAGTTACTAATCTCATTTTCTAATTCTTTTAAAAACAGAAGCGACAGATGGAGATCCATTTTCATCTTCAAGGTCGAATCTACCCATTTCTGTTATATTATCATCTTGATAGAATATCATTTCATTAGTATCATTATCAATTTCCCATTGTCCTACTGTAAAATGGCGAGTTAATCTAGTATCAACTTCTACTTCATCAGAAGCGAAAACAACTGTTGAAGTACTTCCTGTCACTTCCCAAACTATTGACCCGCTAAAAGATTGTGACAGTATTAATTGTGCTCCATAAATTCCTGTTGATCCTAGTTCGTAAACTCCCGTATTTGTTCTAGAAATGCTACCTGTGCCTAATGTGTCGAACGTCTGGTAGAAAACATGATCACGGCGACCAGCTAGGGATGCACCGAAATTAACTGTTTTTACTAATTTTATTTTTGCATCTGCCATCTATTGCTCGTTATTATTTCTAGAATCTATAATTTTTTCTGGTCTAGTTCCAATGGGTCTTTGTTTTTCAGGTTTGATTCTTTTAACAGGTTCGCTATATTGTTTTGCAATTGTGTCAATTAAATTATTTTTTTCTTGTACTATCTTTGAGCTCATCTCGTAACTAAATATTACATTGTCAAGAAATCTTATACACTTTACGTAAGAGTCGACTAAAGATGCGTAGCCATTTTCATCAATAGCAGCATTTTTTAAGGCGTTTTCGAAAAACAAAATAAGCTGTTTATAATTGTTTAAATGAACTTCATCAAAACTATTTTTAGCAAGCTGTGTATCAGTTTTAAAAGACTCAAGATTTTTTATATCCATACTAACATTCCTCTTGTTTACATAAAAATAATAAAAAAAAAGCACAATTCGTAAACTGTGCTTTTTAAATAGTAGATGTGTAAAACTAATTATCTTGCGATAATTGTTATAATATCATCTACTTCCAAATCAAATGCGAACGAACCAGAAAACTGTGTTGCGCTTATTTGAGTCAATACATAGTCTCCATCAGTAGGCGCTGTGTTATCAACCTTAGAACCACTCACCAAAAGCTGACCGTTCAAGAACAGATCAACATTTTTAAATAAATTAGCTTGAGAAATATCATTTATTTCAGAAGCAATATTACCGTTAAGATTTCCGATGATGTTGAAGTGTGTTGATTGAGCCGCTGTTGCTGACGCAGTCAAAATTAAACCAGTAACACCTGATGATATTTCTGTTTTAACAGCTAAAACTGCCTTGTTCAAACTAGCTCCAGCTGCAGCAGCAAAGCTCAAGTTACCAGAACCATCAGTTTGTAGAAATTGACCATTTGATCCATTACTATCAGGCAAGACAAGTGATCTTGCTGTTGTCGTAGCTGTCGTTATAGTGTGTGTTTGATTATTCTTAGAAATAATAAGCTGACCACTATTGGCAGGAGTTTGTCCATCTAGAATTGTGATTCCATTTCTTTTGATTTGTAAAACATCATTTGCGTCTGTTGTTCTAAAGCCAAGCTGACTAGCTGTATTAGCATCAATAGTCGACCTTGTTGTTCCACCGTCTTGAATTACGATTTGACCGCTAGCAGCATTCATTGTAATCGCAGTACTATTTTGACTTTCAATCAAGAAACCGTCAGAGTGTGATCCATGGATTTGACCCTGCTTTGTAGAACCTGATAAGAAATCATTGATGTAATATTCAGTTTTACCAACCTCAGTTCCACCATAAAGTAAGACGTTCGAAGAACCTGATACAAAATTGTTATCGCCCGAACCCGTCACCATTGAAGCAGCAACAATTAACGAGTTTGATTCTCTGTTGAAAACCAACCCACCTAAAGTAGTTGCTAATTGCAGTGAACCAAGTCCGTTGATCATATCAGCATTTGTAATTGTGTCATCACCGTCGTCTCCTGCATAAGTTTCAGATGAACCTAGCATTTGAACTTCAACAACGTTATTTTCTGCAGTAGATCCTGATAAGACGATACCATATGCACGTTTTCCTGCGCCATTTGATGAACTTAACATCAAAATAGCACCTCTTAGCCTATCTAAAACTTCCATCTCACCGGTAGTAGAATAGCTTCGGTGATTTTGAAGCTTAAACTTCATAACAGCACCAGCTGTGGCATTTTGATTTGCGTTAGCTTCTTCAGTATCAACGGTTGGATTATCTCTATCAAGCTTAAATATACCAAAAGGTGAGCCTGCTGGCGGAGTGTCTGTCGCGTCATCTGGCATTGCTGGCAAAGCTATTGTAGCATCATTAAAAAGACCGTTGGCAGAATTGTGCGAAAGTGATCTTTTGAAAACCAAACCGTAATCATAAGATGCAACACTTCCTTCGACTTCAGTAGCAGCAGAATGGAAAGATGCTGACGTTAACAATGCTCCGGATCCTGGATCGTTTCCATGAAGGAGTAATACCGGATCGCGATATTCAACAACAGAAGATGTAACATACTGATAAGATATGTCACCTGTAATATCTAAATCACCTGTAACTGCCAAGCCACCTGTAATTGATGCATCACCTGAAACTGTTAAACCACCTGTAATAGCAACGTTGTTAGAACCAGCATCAAGAACAATATCTGCAGCTTCACCGTGAATATTAACAGTTTTGTCAGTAGCTCCATTTTCACCAATTGTAATTGTACGAGTACCATCAGTACCAATATTAATATTCTGGTTGTCGTTATCATTACCAATGCTTATTGCGCCACCAGTTGAATTAATATTAACAACGCCTGATGCATCTAAATGAATCTGCCTAGTATTTGTTGTGGTAACATCTCTATCATCACTAATTGCAATAATTGTAGCATTATTCTCTTGCAAGTTAATACCGGTCTTACCATCTAACGTAAGTGCTCCAGCAGCTGTTGCGAATTCTGAAGCTGATCCTGCATCAATATTAACTGCGCCAGCAGTAGCATTAATATCAATTGCACCTAATCTAGCTGTAATATCAATTTCACCACCATCTGATTGCAAGTTCAATCCTGTTGATCCTGAAATTGTAAGGGCGCCATTTGTTGTCACATTAGATGCTCCAACAGCGTCTACAGAAAATGTGCTTGTTCCATCAATAGTAATTGCACCTGAAGAGTCAATGTCTAAAGCTGCCGTATCAATATCAAATGCAACATCTGCAGCTTTACCGATATTAATTCCGCTAGATGCATCTATGTCAATAGTTGAACCTGCGTCTATATCAATTGCGCCTTGTGTATTTGATATTGTTGTAGTACCTTCTCGAGCAGTTAATGTAATGTTGTCTGAACCTGATAATGTTAAATTACCATGAGTTGTTATGTTAGAAGCACCAACTGCATCCACAGAAAATGTGCTTGTTCCATCAATAGTAATTGCACCCGAAGCGTCTATATCTAAGGCAGCAGAGTTAATATCAACAGTTTGTCCAGTACCGTCTAAAAGAAAAGTACCGCCTTTCGATCTAATCTCAACCGTACTATCGGCAGCTTCTCCAATACCAATTGTTCTAGTACCGTCGGTACCGATATTAATATCTTGATCATTGTCATCAGCTCCGATACTAATTGATCCACCCGAAGAGTCAATTGTAATTGCTCCGGAAGCATTAACATCAAATATTGAAGATGAAAAAGTACCGGCTGTTTGATTAAAGGGTTCTCCGTCTACACCGTGAATTCTCTCTAAAGCTCCTGCAAATGCTCCGAGCAGATCTAAAAGATCAGATCCGGTTAGTGCGGCGACTGTTGATTTTCCTGTGTAATCTCTCGAATCTTCTAAGTACAAGTCTGTAGCAGATCCCGTTATCTGTGTTAATCTCACTTGTGTTCTTTGTGCCATTGTTTTCTCCTATAGCAATTATTTAAACTTTACCTTACTTAAAACGGAACTATAACAACATAATGTAAATTACATTCATAAGTATTAAGCTAGAAACAATTTATCAAGTAAAATATTAAAGATTTACTTCTAAGACTTGTACAAAATATTTTTTAAGTTTTTCATGTGAGCATCAAATTTAGCAGATTCACTATTTACAAAATCAACAGCATATCCTGTACCAAGATGATTTGGGTCATCAAAAACAAATTGAAATCTGCCTCGCTGATCGCGTCCAGCTGATTGTAGCTTAAGACCTTTCATCATTATATACGCAGCAATGGCTATGTCCGAAGTTTCGAATGTATTCATATTATTCATAACTATTCCCAATCATAATCATATGCTTTCTGTTGTTGAATAATTTGCTAATAAAAGGCTACCATTGTCTGGTAAGCTAGCAGTTACAAAAAATATTGTTGATCCTGTAACTGAATAATCTTGAAAAGGTGCTCCTGTAATGGATGTTGCAGGCATTTGAAGTAGACCATTGACAAAGACAGAAACATTTTTATTCGCTGTCGGTGCATGGTTAAGGGTAAATCTGGTATTAGATCCATCTGCCTCCCCTATATATTCGTTATAAACTGAATTGGGGGCTGATAAAGCTATAGAGCCATTTGATTGTGATGTAACTGTTATGCTACCGTTTGATATGATATAACTAGTTCCATCATTAAGCTTTGTCAAAGAACCGGTTATGCCATTTGATACTCTTAGAGATCCTGTTGCTTCAATAGCTACATCTGCAGTATTACTACGAATTCTTAATCTTTCTTTTAAATTTGAACTGTTAAATGTTGATAGGACGATGTCATTTGAACTGCTACCTGAAAACCTTAATTGTGCTCCTACAACTCCGCCGGCGCCTTGGAAGTTTATGTCACTATTTTGAGCATTGTTTGTTCTACGAAAAACAAGACTCGGGTCAGCAGCATGTAACTTAACTGTAGTATCGTCGAATGTAAAAGCTGAACTGGCACCAAAAGATCCGCCATCGTTAAATTGAATTTGAGTATCTGAACCTGCAGGCGAAGACTGAGCTGAAGTTATTGTAACTTGTCCATTTGAAGCTGATGTTATTGTTACGTTGTCACCAGCAACAAGGTATGAAGTACCATCAACCAGTTGAGTCAACGAACCGCTAAAACCCATTGAAGCTGTAATGTATCCTTTCGTGAAAACATTACCTTCTTCACGAACCATAAAAATTGCATTAGTATCGGTGTTTGTACCTGCAGCGTGTGCACTGGCGGGCTGCAAATTATTGAAGATTCTAAATTTCTGTCCCGAGTCACCGCCATTAAGATCTAGGAACATATCAATAGACTTTACGCTGGCGATAGATGTGAAGTTTCCACCGCCATTGTATGTAAAGTCTATTTCGCTAGTGTTGTCTCCTGTACCAAAGGCGATCTTGTTGTCTCCTGTAACCAATTGCCCACCAAGCACAGGTGATGTGTCTTCTGAGAGCTCTGTAATGGCTGATGCTATTGTGACTTGTCCATTTGAAGCAGATGTGATTGTTACATTATGACCAGCAACAAGATATGAAGTACCATCTGTCAACTGTGTCAGTGAACCTGATATATCACTAGTAACAAAAGATCCGGAAACAACTACATCACCACCAAATACCGCTGTTCCCTTGCTATTTGTTTTTGCAGAACCAACTGAACCTGAAACATAAAAGCTTACATCGTTGCCTGTTGTTTCATCAATTGATGAGGCTGCACCGCCAGACATGATCAAAACTTGTGTATTAACCCCATCTTCTTTGAGATTAATCATATTTTTGTCACCAGCACTTAGCGTTATCTCATCAGCCTGTAAACGTACGAAAGTATCTGTGTCATTTCTGTGATACAGATATTCGCCTATTTCCATGCTACCGCCAACAGATAACTTATAAGATGGTGTGCTTGTTCCAATACCTACTTTACCTGCTGATGTGATGTGAACCTGGCTACCTACTGCAGCGCTTTGATTTACTGCTAGCGTTCCCGATATTGATAAGTCACCTCCAAAAAGTGATGTGCCTCTAACAGCTGAGCCGCGCGAGCCAACAGAGCCAGATACGTAAAAACTAACATCAGTACCATTTGCTTCATTAGCAGATGCTGGTGAACCGCCTGATAAGATAAGTACTTGGTCAGTCCCACCGTCAACAAATATAGCGCTTTGTTTATTGCTCGACTCAATCCTGAAATCTTTATCAGCTCCTGATTCATTTACTACTACAGCACCATCAAGAAAAGAGTCACCGGTAACCGTAAAAGTACTACCATCAAAAGTAAGATTTGCTTCGCCGTTAAGTGCATCTGATGACGTGAATGTTGCAACTCTATTGTCAGCTCCGTTACCTACTGATGATACAGCACCACCGCCGCCTGCTGTCGAAGATATTGTAATTTGACCACTAGATCCAGAAGTAATTGTTATATTGTTACCTGCTGCCAAGTAAGATGTTCCATCTGTCAGCTGGGTAAGCGACCCGGATAAACCCGTCTCAAAAAATCCTTTATCTGCAAAATCTCCAACATAAGCAAAAGCCTTAGCGTGAGCAGGAATCTTAGATGCGTTATAATCTTGAAGAAATAATATTCCGTTATAAAAATCAACATTCCAATCAATATTATCAAGTAATGGTATCTGATCGCCAATACCTCCTGATCCATTATCTTCATAGATATTAATAATGTAAGGATTGGGTGCTGCTTGTGAGAAAAATGGTGGAACTAATTGAACCTTACCCAATGTTTCATGGACAATTCCATTATCATTAAAAATAGTTCCTTTTTTTGGATTGCTCGAATTAGATTCATAATCTGATCTAAATACAAACTTATATGCATGAGGACCTGATGTCTGTGATGATTCGCCTGAATCTACACCAGAGCCACCATCAGGATTAGTTTCATTTGCATCGTAAGTTGTACCTGTCAAAACTGTTAATGCAAAGTGTATATATTCTACTGTTGCGGGAGCTCCATCTGATGCACTTTGCAACAAATATAAAGTTTGTGATGGATCCAAAGGTATGGGTTGACCAAATATTTGAGATGAAGCTGCCTGTATATTGGAGCCAATTAACTCTTCACCATCTGTTTTAAGATTAGATGTGTGCGCTTTACCTAAAAGCTTCTTCTGTGCAAAAAATGTTGCGGAGGTATTACTTTTTCCTGCCATCTATCCGCTCCACGTCACTGAAATACGATTAATATAACCAGTCCAATCTTTATGAGCTGAAAGTTTTAAAACAAAATATTCAGCTCCTGAAGCTGTGCCATCAACAGTTTGTCCATTGAAAGTGCATACGTTTGTTGCACCTGATCCGTCGATTGTTGCGTCTATATCACCAAATAAGCACCCATCTCCTTCTGAAATATTTCCTGCTCCTGCGGAAGGTTTTCCTAAATCTAAAAATTCTGTTTTTCCGGGGATGTTTAATTCAACAAATACATTTTTATTTTCTCCTAGTGTTGCTTGATTTGCCCCAGTGATCCCAACAAGTGTTGCATCTCCATACAAGACAATTGTTATTCTTGCCAAATCGTTGCTTGTATTATTTAAAAATCCCCTATAATACTCTCTAGTCGACTCACCCAATGAACTATAATTAACATTACTAGAGGGGCCATCAAAAAGTCCACCGTCTGTATAGTTTCTAAAGTCTCCTAAATTACCTCCATCAATTGGGCTTATAAGCTTTTTATCAAATAACATTAGACCGGTGTAATATCCTGGGAAATCTGTATTATCATTTAAAGATCCTGTTGATGACCAATTATAAGTTGTTGATGTTACATTTGATTGTGATCCATAACTACCGCTCTGTATTCTAAATACTTCTCCTGTAAAGTTTTCATTAGTATTAGCATTTGAAGTATCGCTAGAAGAATAGACAAGTAACACTGATGATGTCATTATTAAAGTATTATGTGTATCTAAATTAGATTTAAGCGGGTGATCAAAAACAAGTGATCCTGTTGCTGCATGTTTCGTGTAGTCCGAGTAAGACCCGCTCAAAGATCCTGTTAGAGAAAACCTAATCGATCCAGTAACATCGCAGGCTTGTTGTTCAGAATCTGCACTGGTACTTAAAGTTTGAAGGCCTGCTGTTGATGACGTGGTCGTCTTAGTTGACGTTAAACCAGATCCGGCTTGAATAAGTTTAACACCTGTCGCATTACTTAAATTAGCAAAAGATAACGCTGAATTACTGTCAGAATAGACGTTTCTATATAAATTATTTACTCTTACTTCTATACTTCCGCTAGGTTGGATAAAGTATTTAACGCCACTCAAATGAAAAATATTGTCGTCTTCAAATGGTTTAATTGTTAAACCTTCTATGCTTAATGCGTTGCTATCACTATCATTAACCCATTCAACATAATTTGTCTCCCTATCAGTCCCAGCAACATTGTGTATAACTCTAGCATAGTTCCAACCGTTTCTTTGATCAGCAGTGTGTACTTTATACCTACCGGTTCTATATATCTCAGTGAAGTCAGGAACTCCATTGTTAAATTCAGCAGCTTCCCATGTGCTTAAATTAGTAAATCCGGAACCATTACTATTTACAGAAGTTCCTCCACCTGACCCAGGAACTCCTGATCCTACCAAATCAAAAGCACCGGTAATTTCAACTTCATGAACAACTGATCCATTTACTTCGAGCTTTAATGAACCGGTATTTGCATCTGAAAATGAATTGGCAACATGATTGGTATGTGATCCATTTGAGTTTGCTGACACATCCTCATTTAAATCGCCAACAATATGAGTATCTTTTGCAAATACTGACCTTCTAAGATTGTTGCTGTTAGCACTAGTTTCGTAAAGACCGTTAAGGTTAACGGCAGAAAATCCTGCTGCTGTTCCGACATTAGTGTAACCTGAAATTGATTTTGAAGATCCAAAAGAAAGATTAGAATCAGTTCCGTCAACATTGCAATCGATATCATCTAAATCAGGTATTGCTGATATTGTTCCTGTACCTGCACCGAAAGTGACTACCACATTTTCAATATTTCCTGTCCAATTTGCATCAGCCTCAATTCTGATTCCTATATACTCATTATTTCCGACACCAATAGTTCCTAATGTAACAAAATTTGTTGCATCTAAAGTTGAATCAAAAGATAAAGATCCATTTGCGGTGTGCGCTCCATTGTTATCTGAATATGCGTCCAAAACAAATTCTGAAGCTAGGTCTAACCAACCTGTTTGCCTCGTTCCGTTTGATGGAAACTTAACAAACACTCTAATTCTGCCGCTATTTAAACTAGTCGCTGCTGAAACAATTGTACTGCCAGAACCTTGTATTGCGATTGTAAGGTCACGCTTTGAAGATCCCGTTTCATTTTTAAACCATCTATAAAATGTTCTTTTACCAGACTGGGATGAGTAATTTGGATTTTCAGCGGGACCATTGATTAATTGTGAAAAATCGCCTGCGTGGATTGTATTTAGAGGCGAAACTAATTTTGTACCAAAAAATTGCAAACCATCAGAGTGTCCTCCATTAGATGAAGACATATGAACGCTACCCGTCCAAATATTTGATGCATCAATTAAAGAGGCTTGCGTATCATAAGCACCGCTTACGATTCTAAAATTTTCTCTTTGAAATGTTTCTGTTTGAGCTGTCGAATTGTTTGATGAACTATACATCAAAATTTGTTCAACTATTGACTGCCCTGCTTGTGAAAGATTTGCTTTGAGTGGATGAGTTACATTAATTGAAGCTGTTAAAGCGCCACTCAAAAAGTAGTTTGCTGTAATCTCTCCTGACCCAGTCAAATGTAAAACTTTTGTGTGATCTTCACCTCCAGCAATACTAGGTTTTGATTGTGCAGCAATCGAAAAAGACGGACTAGAACTAGTTAGAGCACTATTAGCAGTGTTAAAAGTTATATTAGAGTTGTCATAAACATACTTATAAGCGTTTGTAACACGTGTTTTATATGTCGCAGTACCGCTAAGGAAATATTCAACACCTGATAGGTGTATGCTTCCACTACCTTCAAACTCTATAGAATTACCAGCTGCTGCTAATGCGTCTGCATTGTCATCGTTAACCCATTCAATATAATTTGTATTTTTTGTTGAACCGGTAAAAACATGAGATACTCTTGCATAATTCCATCCACGTCTTTGACTATTTGCTGCAATTACAAATTGTCCTGTCCTATGTTTAAATGATGTAAATTCATTACCATTTGAAAAAGTACCTGTTGTGGGAGTCGAAAAGAAATTAAAGCCCGATCCATTTGCATCTAAGTAAGAACCAGTTCCTAGTCCAGACCCACCACTTCCAATTAAATCCGATGTTAAATCTATTTCTTTAATTGTTGTTCCATTGACATTAAGTCTAAGAACGCCGGTGTCTCCATCACCAAAGGAAAAATCAGGATAATTTTGAACACTATTTCCTTGACTATTTTCAGTTACATCTGCATTCAACACCCCTGATATATGTGTAGTACCGGCAAACACACCTAATCTAATATTGTTACTGCTAGTTACAACTGTATAAGTTCCGTTAACATCTACTGCAGCTTCAACCCCTGCTGAACCTGCAACACTTATATATGCCGGGGTTGCTGATGACTGGTCATTACTAGCCCCAAAAGAAAGCAAAGCTGTTATTCCTGTTTCTGATGAGTTTATATCATCTAAAGATGGTGCTGGTGATGGCGCAAGTGCTTTTAAAACCTCATTAAATCTATCAACAGCAGTCCCTAGTAATGTAGAACTAGTAAAGTCTGTAAATAAACCATCCTCATAATCACCGTCTTCGGCATCTCCAATTGTCGCACTTGAAGATCCTGTTATTGAGAATAAGCCCGATCCGTTGTCGTTTAGTGTAATGTTAGGTCCGGCAACAATGCTTCCAGATAAAAATCCGCCACTACCATCTGCGATTTGCAAGGATCCACTGGAACCTGACGACTCTGTAACCCTAACGGCCGACATAAACTAACTCAACAACTATACTTAAACTTAAACTTGACTATTAAAGTCATTATAAATATATTGTAAAGTTAATTTTTTTTATGTAAAATAAATTATTTTAAAACAAATACTAATTATTGCCATCAATTTCTTTTAATAATTGTTCTATATCTAAACCCGCGCAATCTATTTTTCTGTTTGTCAAATGATAATGTGAGCAAAAACCTTTAAATTTATTTGACTTACAAGCGGAATCAACTCCCCACTTAGTATCCGGAGCATTGTACGGTATCCCTAATCCTTCATGACACGCTTCCCAAAGCGCTTTAAGTGCTTCAATCTGGACGGGGTAAAAACCTAAAAAGGGCTCCATTTTTCTCCCATGCAGTTTTTCGTTTTCCAACAAGGGTCGCTCACCATATCCATTGTTCTTGTACCATTTTTGATATTTCGGATAATAAGCATTTGCAATTTCTACACCGACTGAAGAATGATTCCAAGATTTTCCACCTGCATGCCATGCAGCATCATTCATATCCATAAGTTGATATATTGTTCCATCATTGTCAATACAAAAATGAACAGAAATATTTCTTTTATTTAAAACTTTTACGCATGACGTGCTAGTCAAACATACATCCCAGTGATTAACAAAGAAATTGATATCTCTCTTATCACTATATTTTGATCGACCACCGGTTAAATTCAAACCATCGTCATCAACATGAGTTGCAACCTTATCCCATCTGATAGGGATCGGCTGCCCTCTGTAATAAATTGCTTCGGATGAATTTTTTAATTGTCGCTTTACATGATCTGATAGTGCATCTCTTTCTGTTTGCAATCTTCTAAACGTCCCAGGTCCACATAATCCGTCTGCCTTAAGACTGTGCGCTCTTTGAAACTGTCTTATTGCTTTAAGTAACGCATCATCAAAATCTTCATGCCCAGGAATGAACCAGGAAGGATACCAACCTAATTTTGCTGCAGAAGATTCATTGTAAAACAACTTATCCATTTATTCTAACTCCATTTCAACCTTAACACTTATATTTAGGACTGGAACTCGTAAATGATTTGCTAAATTAATTTTTTTACATTCTTCTGGTGTAAGATACCAATCTGCATGACCTTTTTCATGAATTCTTTTTAAAAAATATTTATCAGACTTTCCAATATTCTGGGACATCATTTTAAATACACGCTCATTCAATCTATTAGCTTCTTCTGCATTTGATTTCAATTCTTCAATTTTACCTATAGATCCGCTACTAACATCATGAATCATGAGTGTTGAGTATGGATCCATAAATCTGAGCCCTTCTGTTCCAAAAGAAAAAAGTATTGCGCCGCAACTCATTGCTTTTCCTTCTATAATTGTTGCAACAGGAAGTTCTGAATTTTTAATTGCAGATATCATGCTCATAAGCGAATATACTTGTCCTCCATAAGAATCAATAATAACAGGAATTACATCTTGACCTGTGTTGTGTGCCAAGGCCATTTTTGAAGCAAATTCCTTTGCGCTATCTTCATTGAATTTATTGACTCTAATCATAATTGGATTATGGTGCAACTCTAATTCTTTTATAAGCGGTGATCTTTCGTACCTATATCTCATTATTGTCTCCTTTTACTAACAATAATACTTTAATTTATAACTAATTTACAATCTAACGCCAAGTTAAATCAGCTGTTTCTTCATCATTACCCTCACTTTCACCCTCTATGGGTGAAATAACAAAATTAGCATCAGGTGTAAAATTATCAGGCTTCTTTAGTGTACTTAACAAAGATACTGGATCTGTTTTAGGGTCGGAGTCAGGTTTAGCTAATTGATTTACATAATCATCAATTGCTTCTGCATTAGGACTTGGATCATATGTCGCTATATCTTTTAAATTATTCATAATGTCGTCTTGACTAGTTTTAATAACTCTTTCAAAGCTTTGGTATGGTAAAAGTCTAGGGTCTGGATTGTACGGTAAACCATCAGGGTCAACATAATACTCTTCACCTGTTTGAGGATCCTTGCTTAACGCAGCATATGAGTAATCATCCCTATAATCTTTTTTAGTAAAAATTAATTTACTTCGAGTTGTTCTATCAACTAGCTGATGTGTAGATTTTTCTCCTTCAGGTGCATCTGCCCCTAGACCTCTGGCAACTAAATTGTCGTGAATAAAATTTAATGTATCAGCACGTGCAGCACGAAATGCTGCATCATTTATATATTGCTGGTCTTTACCTTTGAAATGACTAGACATTTTACTTAGATTTTTTTTAAAACTAGATGTCATAAATTTCTCTAACATATCTTTACTAAGACTATTAGGCGCTTTTTCAAAGGAAGGTTGTAAACTACCTCCAAAATTTTTATAAGTCTGAACGTATACTTCTGACAACAATCTTCTTATTTGCTTTCTTGTGATTTTCATGTGGTGACTCCTTGAAGATAATTATCTTCAATATTTCATTATTACCCCAGTCGCAATCACAAGGATCACATTTGCAGACAGGACAACAAACTATCCGCATTTACTAGAACCACATGCTTTACAAATTACACAGCCCTCCTGGTACACTAGGCTATCCTCGGCACCACAAGCATCACAATATTTGTCTCCACCTACAGTTCCGTCAGGTATATATTTTTTAAGACATCTGGCAATTACTTTTGAAAAAGAAAACATGTCTGCTTCTTTATCTTTTTGCAACTGCTCAACAACATATTGAATTGGAGCTCCGTGTCTTAATGATAAAGATAATTGTCTGGTGTATCCTCCATGATTGGGATTTGAAAATACAGACACAACGTCTTTAATAATTAGTTCATCTTCGCCCTCTCCAAAAAATAAATCATATTTTGACAAGGCTGTTTTTCTTGGACGCTTTCTTATCTTACCGTACTTATATTTTTTAGGTATTTCAACGTATTCGCTTAATCCACCAATTACCTCATATGGGCGACCTTGTAATAATCCGATGAGAACTGTCCATTTTTCACCCTTGATTGTTACATGATGTATTTCGCAATTAAGCGTTTCAGGTCTTTTCGGGGCAGAAACATCAACAAATTTTACCTCCCCTCGATCTTTTTCTTCATTTTTACTTTCATTACTAACAAGTACACCTGATCTAGAACCATCCCTATAAACAGTGATTCCCTTGCAACCAGTTTCCCAACCCATCATATAGACTCTTTTTACTGTTTCAATATCAATATCTGCAGGTAAATTTGTAGTATTTGATATTGCGTGACAAATCCACTTTTGAGCAGCAGCTTGCATTTTTACTTTATTAACCCAGTTAATTTCTGTTGCTGTTGCACATGAATACGGGCTATGAGAAACTGCTTCCTCAGGACTATCCTTATCCCATTCACAATCCGGATCTGTCGATTCCATCCATTCTTTAAATTTATGATGGTATACTATAAATTCTGACCATTTATCACCTAAATCATCAACGAAATCAACTGAAGCTGTTTTATCATTAGGATTAATTTTCTTTCTGCGCTTATAATGTAACATATACGCAGGCTCGATACCACTTGTTGTTTGTGTCAAAACTGATACTGAACCTGCCGGTGCTGTTGTTGTGTTTGCAATATTACGGCGACCATATTTTGCATAGTCTTCTATTCTTTCAGGTAATAGCTCTGATATAACTCTGTCAAGAAAAGGATGCTTATCCTCTTTTTCAAAATCCCATATTGGAAAAGAACCTCTTTCCTTGGCCAAGAGAATAGACGATTCATATGAATTAAGAGCTAGCCACTTGTAAATTTCTTCAGTAACTTCAACTGATTTTTCAGATCCGTATTGAATACCTAACATGGCTAATGCATCACCTAATCCGGTTATACCTAGTCCTGTTCTTCTTCCACGAACAGCAGCATCTTTAATTTTTTTCCAAAGATTTTTCTCATAAAACTTAACATCATCAGGTTCTGGATCGCTTTCAATTTTATTTAATATCTTATCAACGTGTTCTATTTCTAAGTCAATCATATCGTCCATTAACCTTTGTGCTTTTTGAACGATATTAGCAAATTTACCATAATCAAATTCAGCAGATTTTGTCCAAGGGTTTTCAACAAATGACACTAAATTAACTAGCATCAACCTGCAGCTATCATAAGGAGACAAGACAATCTCTCCACATGGGTTTGTAGATACTGATCCGAAACCCTCATCTTCATAAATATCTGAAGGTGTCATACTTTTGGCAGTATCCCAAAAAAGAACACCTGGTTCTGCAGAAGCGTGTGCGCCTTCAATAAGCGCGTTCCAAACGTCTATTGCATAAATATCAGTATTCACAATTTCTGGTTCTATGGCATCAACTGGCCATCTTTGTTGATATCGCTGGCCGTGTTTAACTGCTTCCATAAATTCATCTGTAACACGTACTGATATATTGGCACCTGTCACTTTTGTTAGATCACGTTTAATTTTTATAAAATCCATAACTTGCGGATGATGAACTGATATCGTGAGCATTAATGCACCTCGACGACCACCTTGTGCTACTTCTCGACATGTATTAGAGAACCTTTCCATAAAGACCTCAATACCATCTGTTGTTTTTGCAGCGTTTGCCGTGGATAACCCGCGAGGTCTAATAGTAGATATATCAAACCCAATACCACCGCGCCTTTTTGCAATTTGAGCGAGTTCCTGATCTGTTTTAAGAATTCCTGCGTATGAATCACAAGGTGCCTCCACCACAAAACAATTTGAAAGAGATTGAATTTTTGTATCATTTCCAATACCACTCATAGGAGAACCTTGTGGCACCACATATCTAAAATCTTTAAATAGACCATATATCTCATGACGATTCATAGGATTGGGATATTTCGCCTCTATTCTTGATAACTCCCTAGCCATTCTCTTATGCATGTCGACAGGTGTTTTTTCTAGATAGTTCCCTTGTTTATCTTGAAGTGCATATTTTCCTAAAAAAACACTGGTTGCTAATTCATCTCCCTTAAAATACTCTAAAGATGCTGCATATGCCTCATCATAATCATACATATTATTCTCCTAATTGCTTGTAATTTCTTTCCATTTTGATTTCAATAGTGATCTCGCGTTGTTATTTGACGATTGTACAGCGTCCGCCATAGAAAGTTCACCAATATCTTCAATTATTCTTATTTTTGACATGCTAGTGTCTATTTTTATAGGAAAAAGTATACCATCCCTACCTGCTCTGTTTTTTGCAACAAAAAGTCGGGCTAAACCAGATGATTTTTCTGTTTCCTTTCTAGACATTGTTAGTACAACATCTGCGACTTGTGCTTTACCATAAGACTCACCCATGTTAGTTAACCCTACAACATCTTTTTCAGATCCTTCTTTATTAGATTGTGATGCAGTCCAAATAGGAATATTTAGTTCACCAGAGAGATTTCTTAATTCTTCATATATTAATTTAAGTTCGTGTCTTAAAGAGTCATATTGACGAGAAGATCTCATAATGTCTGCATAGTCAATCATTACAACACTTGGCTTAAAGCCTTTCATTGATAGTTTTTCAATGTGATTTCTAATTGTCATAACTGAAGCGGAACCCGTTGGATATTCTTTAATTATCAATCGTCCGTACTGACTTTCTTCATAAATTTTCTTTATTTTTTCTTTATTTTCTTTGACATCACTAGATGGAATACTACAAAGGTTTGAGTCATATCGAATACCTACAGCAGACTCGCTTAATTCAAATGTATAGTGTAAAACATTCTTACCAACCTTCAAGGCTGCGGCACCTAAGTTGACTAGAAAATGAGACTTACCCACCCCTGTCGGAGCAACAATAACACCTAATTCACCTCGAGCCAGTCCTCCGTTTAGTATGTCTTTTTTATCTAAATGTGCTAGCCCTGTAGGGCATGTAATTCTAGCTATGTGATGAAATCTAGCTTCAAAATCTTCAAAGAAATCATGTCCAACTGTATCACTATTACCTAAACTAATCGCTTCTTTCATTAAATCAATGATCGGTTCATATGTTTCGGAAGCAACTAGCGTTACAGCTTGCTCTAATGCACCTTTAATCGCTTGCTTTTTACAAAAATCTAATGTTTTATCTTTAACATACGCTAAGTCACCTGGGTTCGGATTATGTTTTGCACGTTGAAGATACTCGATAATCTGATTTCTTAGCGCAACATCACTACCCTCCCTTAGTTCGTCCTTTATCATTGTAACTAGCAATGAGAGCGTTGGAAATGTTTTATATTCGTTATGATAATCAAAATATCTTAAGCAAAGATATTTTAAGTACTTTACTTCAAAATAATCTGCTGTCATAACCTCATTCATTTGAGCTGCCCAACGATGATCATTAAGTAAGCATTGAAATATTTTTTCTTGAAAGTCTTTACCGTATTGTGAAAAATAAGAATTCATAGGTCCTGCGTTCAATTGTTACCTCGCTAGAGATTTGAGTGATAAAAATAAATGATCAACATTTACGTTGTTTATGCCTAACTTCAATAAAAATCTTATCATACCAAATTTATTATTTACACTTTTATCATTCTCATAAATTGTATTAATTTTTTTGATATGTTCAAAACTTAAATTATTAGTATCTAGTCTGACTAACCTCCAATTTCTTCTTACAAGCAACTCATTCTTTACTAGTCTTTCTGAACTTAGAGACTGCTTTTTCGAATGCACTTTCTTTGCGTGCTCGAATAGTTCATCTAATGTTAATTCGTGTGACGACGTTGTCTCTGGTATTAATTTTGCAAGGCTCTTATATGATAGTCCTTTCACGCCTTTAATGTTGTCAGATTTATCACCTGCAATGCTTTTTGCTAAACAAAAATTTTCAACTGATACTTTATATTTTTCTGTTACTGTTTTTTTATTGACAAAAGATTTTAAAGTTGGAGAATATATTATTGTCTTATTGTCTAGAAGTTGATAGTAGTCATGATCTGAGGAAACAATTACTTTTCTTTGATCTTTAAATGTGTATTTTGTCATGTAAGCAATTGCATCATCAGCTTCACATCCTTGAATGTATATCTGCCTAACTGCCGTATTTTTTAATGCTTCAACTATTATTCTTACTTGATTTTTTTTATTTGATATAGTATCCGGAATATCTTCATAATACCGATTAAGTTTCATCGGTTTTCTATTCTTTTTATAATCTTTAAATATGCCTCTTTTTTTTATCGACCCACCACTTTCCCATATTACATAAATTTCAGAAGGTCCAATCTTTTCTGATAGTCTCGTTATTGTATTTATAAATCCTACAATACCGCCTACCTGATCACCATTTTGTGACATTGCAGGATGAGCGGCATAGTGACGCATAAATAAATTGAGACCGTCAATAATCATCGCCGGTCTTTCCATATTTTACCCCCTAATCAAACATATTTTCATCTAATTCCATACTTAACGACCTAACATCCTCGTATGAGTCTGTGTCTATATCAATATTTTCTGCGCTGGCCATTACTTTTGTCATCGCTTTTTCAAGTAATCCATCGATGTAAGGAATATATTCTATATTTGTCATTAATTCATTAAAGTTATTCTTGCGAAATTTTTTCTCAATAATCACTTCACCAGTTCTAGTATCAGCAACTTGAAAAGTTTTCCACTGACTTGTACCTTTTACGCAAACGCTATAATGTTCCATAACTATATCTTCGCCGTGTTTCCTTAAAACATCAAATATTTCTTCGTGTTCTACGATCCCTTTTCCAAAGTGTATTTGAAAGTTAATTGTTCTAAAGGGCGGCGCAACCTTATTTTTCACAGTTTTTGCTGATACATTGATGCCTATGACATCTTCCCCTTCTTTGATTTGCTGACCCGCACCCAATTTGACTCGTATAGATGAGTGAAAAGGGATTGCCTTACCTCCGGGTGTAGTAGTAGGATCTCCATACATAACTCCAATTTTTGTCCTAATTTGATTTAAAATAACAAAGAGGCTATTGGTTTGACCAATTACACCTGTAATTTTGCGCATACCTTTTGATATAGCACGCGCCTGTAAACCTATAGTCTCTTTATCGTAGTCGCCTAATAATTCAGCCTTCGGTGATGATGCGGCTACTGAGTCCCAGATTATAGTCAGCGGAACATCTTTGTTTAATGCTTTGGCTTTTAATATTGTAGATTCAGCAATACTCAACACCTCTTCTGTACAGTGTGTATCTACATACACGAATCGTTTACTAACGTCGACACCTAGCATCTGTAAATTTTCAACACTTGTCGCATTTTCAGTGTCAATATAAACTACAATCCCACCCATTTTTTGAGTGCTTCTAGCGATCTGTGTTGCGATATGACTCTTTCCAATTGATGGTGGTCCGAATATTTCAACAATTCTGCCTTCTGGAAAGCCTCCATTTTTTCTATTTGAACAAATATAATCAAAAAGTCTAGATCCTGTGCTAATCCATCTTTTTACATGCGTTGGAGATTCATCCTCTGCTAAATTATAAGCTACACGCGAACCATGATCTTTATTTAAAGACTTAATTAAATCTGATGTAAAATCATCTTGCAAACCAGGCTTTGCATCTTCTTTATTTTTTTTGGGCATATTATCTCCTTTGTTATAAAGATAATATAAAAAAAATAGAAAATTTACAATATAACTTATTTTTAAAGCAAATTTTATCCGGCGAAACCACTACGAGCCGCAGCTGATTGACTAAACTCCTCACGACGTCGTGCGTCGACTGCTTCTGTATCCATTTCAATCTGTTCATCTCTAACATCTTGAAAAGCACCAATAACTGCTGCCAAAATAGGTTGCCAAACTTTTGGATCTTTGGCACCTCCCAAATAGGCCTTCCACAATTCCAAAACTTTTCCAGGCGCTTTGACAGCTACTATTTGCAATGATTCAATTATACCTTTCCCTGACGCTTTTGTTATTGCTTCTACAACAGGCTTAGCTTCAGGAGCTGCTTCTAATGCTTCGCCTAATATTCTTGCAAATTTTCTTCCACCCAAGACAGTTTCTAACTCTCCCAATGTTATCCTAGCTGTTTTACCATCTGGCAGAATAACTCGAACTGCAAATTTACCCCCACCTTTTGAGGCCATTGGAGCGCCTGCTATTTTGATTGTAGATCCGGGCTTTAGTTTTGATAGTGTACCCACCCCTCTTGTCGCTTGAGTACCTCTACCCGATATCTTTCCAACTTTAAAAGTGTTGCCTGCTAATACTTTATTCAGCGAAGATCTAACTGCAGGAACTCCATTGATCAATTCATCAACTGTTTTAGTTAAAGCTGCTGATGCTGTCTTACTTAACTTTGTTGCTTCTTTTGCAGCACCTAAAGCCTTTTGGAAAGCAGCAGCGTCATCAGGGCCCAGATGTTTAGCTACATTTTTAGCAATTCTTGGGTTTTGTTTTAGAAGTGAAGTTAACACTGTGCCTTCAACTACTTCTCCACCTTTGAGAATTAATTTACCATCAGCAGTTAACTTTGTTACTTCTTTACCTGCGTGTAAACCAGATTGAACTTTACCTTTAACAGCAACCTCTTTACCAATCTTTGCTGTGATAGCAAGTACTTCATCTGACGCTTTTGCCGCAGCTTTTCCAGCTGTCTCTATAGTTTTCTTGTTAGCTGCAATTGCAGTTTTAGCTGTCTTCGCCTGTGCAGGAGTTATTTTTCCAGCATCTACTGCAAGATCAACTGCTGCCTCTGCTACATCATCAGCTGAGCCACCTTTAGCTGCCGTAAAAAAGCTTTTAATTTTTTTCAATATACCTGCAGACATGTCTTTTAACATTGTAATTATCTTACTAATCATTCCAGGTTCAGCTGCTCCTGACTCCTCTACTTTTTTTCCATTCTTAGTCAGCCACCCGATTAAATCATCAAGCCAACCTGTCGTTTTTTCCATCACTGGTGCAACAGATGCCAAATCATCAACATGCTTACCTGCTTCTTCTACAACTTCTCCAGCGACCTTGGCGCCAGCTGACTCTGTTCTAAATATTGCTGTTATTTTAGAAAATATTCCCTGGGAAGCTAATTTTGTAGCATTAACACCTAGCTTTCCGGCTGTACCTGCTGCTTGACCCATTCCCTGTACAGCAAATGCAGCACTAAAGATAGCAGATAAAACGTTTAAAGCAGCACCAAGATTATCTGCTCTCTTAAGCGAATTATAAGCTCCTACAAGATAATAAATCGCTCCTGCTGCAGCAACACCAGCACCAACACCAGGAATAAACGATCCCAAACCAATAGCTACGTCAACACCAATATCAGTCCAAGCTCCTTCTTCGATTACCCGTCTAGGATCTCTTTTGTATTCTTGCAAAAATATTTTTGCTTTCCATTGATACTCTTCTCTCATCATTCTTGATGTTTTGTAATCTGGAATTAAATCAACTAAAACGAATCCATATAATCTTTCAAATTGTTCTACTTTGATTGATTCTAAAATAAGCGCATCTTGATATTTCTCTACTAAGCTTCTATTTTCAACTAGCCATCTGAATGACTCGTAATCAGCATTGCTTAACATGGTTGAATTATGTAACATTATTTATCCTCATTTTTATTATAAGTATGTTGCAAAAATAAAAAAATCCACACTTGTGTGTGGATTTTAAATCAATCAAAAAACTTGTTAATACTAGTCTTCCATTAAATCAGCAAATGCATCATCAATATCGCTATAAGCTTTTGATTTATTTGGCGTGCTGCTTTTTGATGAAGTATGCTCTGTTCCTGTATCTTCTTCATCATCTCCTGTAAGCCAATCATTGACAATCTTACTAAGTTCATCATAAGACTTGCAGGAAAACATTTCTCCTGGATCAGGAATATTACCAAGCCACTCTTTAACTTTTTTACTATCTTTACTCAGTGCAGTAGATCGAGGTCGAGGTCTAACTTCAGTCATCGCATACTGCTGGCCTGGTCGCTTATTACAGCTTACCTTAATATCAAAACCGTCAGTAGGATCTGTTATATCACCATAATCTTCGTCTAGCATATAGTTAAGCAAAGTTTGATATACAGTTTTTCCAAAGGACCAGATTTGAACACCTTTTTCTTCTTCGCCTCTAACAACGACTGCTGCATAGCATCGCATACTAGGATAAAGCTTCTTAGCAAGATCATAGCTTTCTTTTGTTCCGTCATCACGCAACTTTGTAATCAACTCTTGAATTGGATCCTTTTCATTAAATTGATAAGGTGCCAACAAACCTCTTTGACCCGGAATATTATAATAAAACCAAAGTTCCTTAAAAGGTTGTCCTTCATTATTAGGAAAAGAAATAAGACGAACTGTATGTTCTTCACCTTCTGTTGGTCGCCACATTGTGTTACGAGACCTATTGTTTCCGCTAAGTTTATTCAGTTTAGCCCTGATTGCATCAAAATCGATAGCCATGTTTTTCTCCATTTTTGTTTAATATCTAAATTTGTAATTTGCAAATTTCAATAGTGTAAAGTGCTTATTACTTTATTAGTATACAAAAACATGTCTATGTTTACATTTTTTTTTAAAATTATTTCCAACCAGGTTTCCAATTAGCTCTTTGTTTTTTTGTAGTAGGCGTGCCATCAGCATTATAACCAAGCTTCATTCCGACACCAGCAACACCGCCTCCTGAATATTCACTGACTTCTTGTTCCTCATCAGCTTCTTCTTCTTTGTCTTCGTCAACAATTTTTACTGTTTCTTCTAAAGGCATTTTCATAATTCTAGCAAAAAATTCAATCAAAGATTCTTCCTTTTCATATAAAAGATTAGGATCCTCAGCA